CTGTGGATAACTTCCCTGGAAACGTTATCAAAAATTTACCGTAGTGGGTTGCACGAGAGACTACTTACTATTAGATTAGGACATGTAGGAGATACCTACAGAGAAGAGGGGATAAAGTGATTATCCAAGACGGGGTCACTCTATATGGTGAGAGTGACGTTACCGAACTCAAAGTAGTTTGGGAAAAGCAGTGCGTTGAGAATGTCACCGCACGAGTAGAGGGACAGATACAGGATAGCCTTATTACTGTATTCAAGCGCGAGATTGGTCATGGCAACATGTCCAAGGATTACGCCGTTGAACTTTACAACAAAATAGCCGACGAAAATCGTTGGACACATGTAGAACAAATTGCAGTTACATACAATGTAACAGTAACCCTATTCGGCGACAGTATCTTGTTCGTTGAAAATGTCGAGGCTGACTCTGAGGAAGACGCCTGCGATAAGGTTACCGAAGAACTTGACTTCTCAGATATCGAGGTCAACTTCACCGTTAGCGCCCTTGGCGAGGACGCTTCTGCTACCGTCAGCGACGATTCATACTATGTGGATTTCGCTGGTATCCTGCGCGACAACATTGAGGTTAGCGCAGAAGAAAACGAGGATTAGTAGCCCCTCTACTAATAAGCCCCCTGCCACGGACGTGTGGCAGGGGGCTTCTTTCTGCCGTAAGACTATTGTTTGTGTTGGGCTTGCTTAGCTATTACTGCTTTATATGCTTTTATAGCGTAGCTATAAAAGCGCTAAGCAAGCCCAACACAAACTCTGCCTGTGGATAACCTACGAGAAATTGTTATACAAATGTAATCGTGAGAGTGTTCCCTATATATAAGAGATAGGGTAGATTAGCAACCGCACCAAAGGGAAAAGGAGACATATATGTCTATGACGAGAGATGAGCGAAAGTATCGCTTTTCAGAAATCATCAGCGCAATACATCTACAAGATAATGAAGCAGATAATCCTACGCTACCGCAAGGAACACTAGGGCTATCAGACGGCAGACTAAAGAGCGCGATTATGTGCCAAGTATTCAAGGAGAAAGAGGAGTTTCAGATGAAACTCGTCAATGCGCTCGCCAATACTGCGTTAGAACCGCTAAGTGAGGAAAACGAACCTAGCGAGGACGACCTATCAGCACTATCTATCGCTATCCACACCGCTTGGGGTATGGGTGCTTTCCAACCACTACTAGGTCTATTGGGCGTGGCTGGTAAGATTAGCGCGGTCTATGATATTGACCTACCTGAGGACATAAGCCTAGTGCTTCGTCCTAATGCGTTTGCCAAGAAGTTCGGCAAGTTTGACCCATATATGATTATGGACGAGGAACAAGATGAGCAAGTCCGCTCATTACTAAAGGGAGAACAAGACAATGACGACGACTAAGGTTATCAACGGCGTAAAAATGGTAGAGATACCATTCGCTATCAACTTCAATGTATGTATCGAGGAACACAAGTATCTCGAATATGCCACAAGTGGAGTGCCCAATGAGGCACTCGCTCAGGCTGGTATGGAATGTGTAGGCGATAGTCTTATCTCTGTTATGGAGAAGGCTAACGAAGGCTGGACAACTATGATGATAGAGGTGGCAAAGTGATAAAGGGATACGACTTTAGAACCTTGTTAGCAACTATCTGCCCTGATTACTCTATAGATACGGACAATGACGGACAGTTAGTTATTTATACCAACCTACAAGACGACGGAGACGATAACTATATTCGTTTCCAATACCAAGACTAGGAGACGACTATGGGTATGGATGTATATGGTATCGCTCCAACTAGCGAGCGCGGTGAGTATTTCCGTAATAATGTATGGTGGTGGCGACCACTATGGGATTACTGCTGTGAAGTAGATAGCACTCTAGAGGCTAGAGTGCCACAAGGTCATTACAACGACGGCGACGGGCTAAAGACCGCAGAGGAAGCACAGGCGCTAAGCCTATTGTTGCTTCTAAAATTAGAAAGCGGTGAGGCGCTCGCCTATATCAAGGAACGAGATATGCAAATTGCCCAACTAGAATGGGATACCTGCCGTATCTGTGAAGGTTCAGGTATCAGAGAAGATAAGGTTGGCGTTGAAGGTGGTATGCCTACTAAAGAACTGACCGAAGATATTGCTATCTTGGTAGGAAGAACGCATGGCACATGTAATGGATGTCGCGGTTTTGGTAAAACAGAACCCTTTGCAAGTCATTACCCACTAACAGAGGACAATATACGAGAGTTTGCAGAGTTTCTCCGCGATAGCGGTGGATTCCAAATCTGCTAACAACCTTATCCCTTCCCCTTTGGCGATAAGAGAGGTAAGCCTACCGTTGCATGGGCGGTAGGCTTATTTCATGCCCGAAATGTTTGTGTTGAATCCCACCCACCCACCCTAGGGGAATCCCCTTGAAACCCCTATTGCTATAAATACTTTGTATTTATAGCAATATTGGCTATAACGAAGTTATAGCCAACACAAACCCTACGGCGTGTGGCGCTTATCACATGAGAGATACGGCGTGTCGGCTTGAAAGGAGAGAGAGCAGAGAGTAAGTTAGGAAGTTTAGGCTACTGCCGAGAGAGCCGATAGGCTTATCGGGCGCAAAGCCAGACTTACGACAGGGTAGCCCTATCGGCTATATGATAAGAAGCAGAGAGAGCAGAGAGAGCAGTAGTCCTATCCCTTACCTATATCTCTCTCTATATAACAAGAGATAACCCTATTACCGCGCCGATTTTTCACAGAGAGGCATAAGAAGGTTGTTCATAGGTTGTTCAACAGGTTGTGGATAACCCACCAATAATCGTTATAAAAATGTAATCAAATATATGCCCTGCTACCTTGCGTCAAATACGGAAATAGACTTAGATAGGAACTAAGCCAATAATGGCGACTAAGAAGGGTTACACAGATGTCCTTAGCACTAATGGTCGTATCCGACGACCAACTCGAAGGACTACCTGCACAGGCACAGACACTTATCCTATCCGACGATACAGAGGTATTTATCTACCACCGCGTATCGAACGGCATGAAGGGCAGAGGTCAGGCATGGAAGCAGGTAGCCTTATCACAACTACCAAATACTCCTATCTCACACGAAGTATGCGCCGTCGTTATCAGCGACCGCGACCGCGACATGATGAAACTAGGGCAGATTACCAATATCGGTATCAAGGCGCTATACGCACTAGAAACCGCAGAAGCCGTCAATGATGAGGTTATCAGCAACCACAATGAGGTTGCAGGTAGTCTTATCGCTCGCCTAGAAATTGGCGACAATAGCCTCAATGATTACATTACGGACAAACGCCGTAATCAGGGCGTATCTATTAAGCCTATCTTTAAGGGTGCAGATACGCCTATCGCGGAAGCAAAGACAGAGGTAGCAACCACCACTAATAAGGTTATCGAGGTTCGACCAACCAACGAAACAAGCCTATCGCTCGTCAATGCTATGGTGAGCGTTCCCGACAAGAAGTGGGCGCAGACCTATATCAACCGCAAGGTCGTTGATAACCTTACCGACTTCGAGGTATATGACCACGCACTAGCCAACTCCATGAATATCCTTATCGAGGGTCATGCAGGAAGCGGTAAGACTATGAGCGCACAGGCTTACGCTAGTGCTCGTAATATGCGTTACTTCAATGTCGCTTGCCATATCGGGCTAGAGGCTTCGCACCTAGTCGGTCGTTGGATACCAACTCCCGACGGACACTTCCGTTGGCAAGACGGCGCGGTTACGGAGATAGTCCGTAATGGTGGCGTTCTATTGTTCAACGAGATTAACTTCGCACCCGAGCGCTTTCTTACCTTTATCTTTTCTTTATTAGATTACCGCCGAGAGATACAACTAATGGAAAATGGTGGAGAAGTAATCAAGGCTCACCCCGACCTACTAATCATGGGCGACATGAACCCCGACTATCGTGGCACACGCCCACTAAATCAGGCGCTCGCCGACCGCTTCGCAGTAAGACTATCGTTCCCATACGATAAGCCTATTGAACAGAAGTTATTAAAGAATAAATCGCTAGTGGAAATGGCAAACCAACTACGCGCCGAGTTCAACAAGGGCACACTCGCTACGCCAGTATCGACACGCTCGCTAGTAGCCTTCGTTACCAACGCCAAAGCGTTCGGCATGGAGTTCGCTACCTACAACTACATTAACTCGTTCGAGGGTGATGAGGAAAGGTCAGCAGTAAGGTTAGTAGTCAATACTCACCGCGACAATATCGCAGAGGAGTTAGGCTTAGCGGTTACTTCAATTAAAACAGAGGAAACCATTACCGAAATGCTAGAGGATAAGATTAGCGACACTTCCGTTATGAATATCCCTATCACCAACTACCAAGCATACGCAGGTAACTAATCGTGTGGCGCAACGAGCAAGATAGCCTAGATAGGCTTATGAACGAGATATATCAGAGTGCGACATGGAATAGCGATACCGCAACTATGGAATATGGCGTTGATATTGAAGCCAAGCAAGAAGCCTATCAGGAACACAAAGAGGCGCTATCAAGCGTTGGAGTTATCTACTCTCGCGCCGATAGTATTATCACAGGCGACAAGGTAGAGGTTAAGATAGACGACGACCCCAACTTAGATACCACCGCTTACAACGACGGCAAGGCTATCGTGTTCAACGCCTCACTATTAGAGGATATTGACGATAACACTATCGTTAGCCTTCATGGGTTCAACTACCATGAGGTCGGACATATCCAATACACGCCACGCGCCAATAGCGAGTTAGGTCAATGGGTTATACAAAATAAGTATAAGCGTTGCCTAAATATCCTAGAGGATAGTCGTATCGAACGACTATTGGTAGCAAAGTATCCTGCAACGCAACCTTTCCTAGAGGCTTCGACCCTTGAATATATATTAAAGGGCGACAGTAGCGAGTGGGCTTCCCTATTTATCCTTATCACAGGTAGAAAATACCTTGATATAAATATCCGACAAGAAATTGCTACACGCTTCGCCACAAACTTCGGGCAAGCGACCGCGATAACCTTAGCGGATATTATCCATGAGTATCGGACATTATCTTTCCCCAAAGATTATGACCGCGCTAAAAGGCTTATCGCAGAGTTCTCTAAATACATGGGAACAGATGAGGATACGCCACCACCACTAATGCCAACTAACGGCAAAGGTGAGTGCGACGGACATATTGACCGAAGCATGATGAAAAAGGGTCGCGTCGAAAGCGCTAAGGAACAAGACCGCTTACAGGAAAAAGCCGACCGCATGGAAGGTTCAACCAAGCGCGAAAACTTAGACGATAAGCCTAGCGAGGAAGCACAACAAAGCGAAGGCGCAGGTGGCGGTGATAGTCCTATCACTACTAAAGAAGTTCAAGATAAGATGAACGACAACGATAAGGCTATTAAAGACCTTATCAACCAACAATTATCTAATCTCCAAAACAACGAAGTGGTGAAGCGCGATACCGCAGAAGTGCGTAGAGCGATTATGGATAATGAGGAAATGCGTAGCGGAGTTAAATCTGCTTCCTATTCTAATATGTCCGTAAGCATGACGGCTTCCGCAAGCGCTCGACGCTTCGCGGTGGAGTTAGAGCGACTACGCATAGATAACGACCCTGCATGGCTACTAGAAGTAGAAAGCGGTCGCCTCAATGTCGGTCGAGCCATGAACGCCGATATAAATAACATAGATAAGTTATTTGATAGGTGGGAACAAGGTAACGATAGCAACGATATTGAAGCGGTAATCTTAGTAGATACTAGCGGTAGCATGGGCGGTCGTATCTATAAGACAATGGAAACGGCATGGACACTAAAGCGCGGTATCGAGCGTATCAACGGCAGGGTTACTGTCTATAAGTTCAACCACGATAGTCGTATCGTATATAAAGCAGACGATAAGGCTAAGAGTGATGAGTTTAGGTTCTGCCAAACTAGCGGTAGCACTAATCCCTTTAAGGGCTTAATCGAGGCAGAGCGTATCCTCAACGCAAGCCGTAAGGGGATAAAGATATGCTTCATTATCACCGACGGCGAGTGGGATAGCGACGACCTCAATAATCAGATTATCTCTCGCATGAATAACGCAGGTGTCTTAACACAGGTGGTATTTATCGGTAGCCTAGAGTGGTATAAAGAAAACCACCCCGACGACTACGAGAAAATGATTATCCGCTATCGTCATGGCGCTAAGTTCTTTAAGGTAGTAGATGAGGAGAAAGATATTATCGCTATCGCCAAAGACTTAGTGAAGTCGCAGATGAAGGTAGTCAGACGATAAGATAAATATAGAGTTAGGGCGTGGGCTAACCCTTCCCCCCACGCCCTACACAAACTAGGGAAGTCAGGAATTAAACGGAGATGGAACATGGACATAGAAATCGAGCAAGGCACAGACAATATAAATATAGATTACAAGGAAATGCTTAAAGTAACGCTTAACAAGATACTAGACATAGTGCAAGATACCAACCACCCGCAAGCGGAAAATCTAAATAACCTAGCGCTTAGTGCTATTGACTATGCGTTCTACCTAGAGGACAATACTAAAATCAGATAGGGGATAAAGTGATATACGACGAAGTATGCAAGAAATACCTAGAGGGCGATAGTTCGGCTATTATCCTTATAGATACGGCGTTAGGTGCAAGCCTTGACCTAAACTACTTACGCGGTAGCAAGGATACCCGACTAGATAACCTTGATTACTATGATGAACGACAAGATATTGACGAGTGGGTTGATAGCCTTACTAAGGTTATCGCAGACTTAAATCTGCAAGCGCCTATGATTACCCGATTAGATGAGATAGATGAGGAATAAAAATAAATGGACTATACAAAGGAAAACCTATACTCTATGGTAAATGCGGTAGAGGAAGCGCGTAGCACAGTAACCGACCCAAAGTTAAAAGGTAGGTTGGGAAATATATCAGACCTATTAGATAGTCTAATAGTAGAAGGATACCTAGAAAGGGAAGTAGAGGAATATGCCTAGATACGAAGTGCAAGTAATCGTCAATATGGCGACAACATGGGAAGCGGAAAACGCAGACCAAGCGATAGCCCTAGCCGACGAGTGGGTCGGAGAAGAATATGGCAACCTGAAGCACAAAGCAGACTATCGCGTCAGAGCGTTAGTTTAATATATACAACAACTATTAGAGAGAAAACAAATGACGGATTACGACGCTAATGGTAATGAGATTATCGACGCAGAAGTTATCGAGCATGACGACGACGCGGTAGAGGAGTTATCACCGCTACACACAGAGGTCGCGTATCACCTACAAAACAAGTTCGATAAGACTATCCCACTAAGTATGCTTGACCCATGCGTTAATGCTATTAACAAGGCTAACGAGGGGGAGTGGTATGCAGATATAGACCTTAATGGAAATAAATATAAGGGAGAGAGTGTCGCTAGTGTTGAAACTATTATCAACTCCCATGCCCTACAACAATGGGTTAAAGACCCCGATAACCTTATTACTATTAGCGACCCCGAAGGCAATATCGTGTGGAAAGGTTACGGAGAGAAACTAACCCTAGCCGACGGAAAGATACAGGAAGGAGAGGCGGTGATAGATAAATGATAAGTGCAGATGTGCTAGAGGATATTAAAGACCAAGCCTCACAAATTATGTATTTCGAGGCTTCAATGCCTAATATAGACAATGCAACAAATATGCTAGTGGAGAGATTATCCGCTATTTATATGGCAGGATACGACGACGCTAACACCGACGCTGGTGATAAATAATGGAGAGAGTGTGTTGTTGGGAGTTACCCGAAAGTAACTCCCATGTCTATGATAGTTACTGCACCTGCTGTAGCGGAGAGTGCGATACCTGCTCTACCCCTATACCTTATGTAGTCCTTTAATATAGAAAAGAGATAATCAAATGAGAGATAACGCTGGACAAGAAATACTTTACACCCAAGAAAATGCACCTACGCTGAGTGGCGGCGGTGGTGGCGGTTGTGGTTGCGGAAACTGTGCGTGTGGAGAGAAAGATAAAGGATTAAATATAGAAAAGAAGTCTGTTACTGAAATGGACGGCGTATCGTGAGGTGCGCCAGATGTTTTTTAGAGTTCGATAAGGGAGAGATGTTATTTCCTGATGATGTATATAATGAAGAAGCAGGAGAGATTGGCTTAGCGTTCTGTGTATTATGCGCTATACCGCAAGGTAGCCCCGATAAAGTATAAAAAAGGAGAGAGAAATGTCGCAGTGTAATTGGTGCGGAGATAATTACGAGAGTAGCCTATGGACTACTCACCTATGTATTGAACCAAAGGAGAGAGATGCAGACTTTCCTACCGCTATCTAATTTTAGAGAGAGTGCTAGGGTGCTGGACATGCGCCGATTAGGTAAGCAAAGAGTTGAGGCTTACCAAATTATGAGAGTTCTTAACGGAGAGAGTAAGGGTGGCGGTTGGCGTAACCACCCTGCCGTTCTCATGTGGAGAGATTACGAACCTGCCCTTTACGAGTATGGGCGCATAGTTTGTGTTGAGTGGCGAGAGAGAGGTTACAAGGACACCCTACTAGACAAGTTCCCTGTTGAGCCTGTAGTCTATCCTTCATGGCTAGGCGACCCCGACTTTCATAGGTCGCACCAAGCGAACCTAGTTAGGAAGTTTGCAGAGCATTATCGGCAATACTTCCCTGATGTAGATGAAACCTTGCCATACCATTGGCCTATTACTAAGGAGTAACAAGTGGGTAAAAAAGTAAATGTAGTATTTGACGCAACACTAAAGAAGAACCCTGAAAAAGGTGGCGCATGGTTAGCCCGCGTTACTACTTATGATGAGGGTATCGACGAAGGTAATGTAATTGTAACAACCGCATGGTCTAACGCGAGCGCAGGTAAGCGTTGGATTAAAGAGATGGTTATCAAGATGACCACACGCAAGTCTGTAAAAATGGGCCCAGGAGCTACGCTTGACGCGAAGGGAAAACCGACAGAGTTTGCAGGCCAAGTTATATTTAAGAGAGAGATTTAATATTTAAATGTCTACTTTTAACTATTCTTTTGACCCTATTGTCCCTAACGGCGATTGGAACATATCTTCACCAGTTGAAGAGAGTGAAGAAGAGTTTGAAGAGTTTGAGGTAGGTGACGACGATGAAGATTAATGTAAGTAACTACGAAGTTCTAATAGAGTTACATAAGAGACGCAGGAATACAGAAATGGTGTCCTGCTATCACTGCGGTAGGTCTTTCTTAATTGTTAAAAACAATAAGAGAGTCTATAATTACTGCAATAGTTGTGGTTAGGATTTAATAGCGCTGGGTGTTCCTCATCTCCGCCCTTAATTATGGCTTCCGTCCCTTCGCCATAATTAACGCTATAGCATAAAGAAAGCCCCCCTAGTTCGGGTCTAGGGGGGCTCTCTACTTTATATATTTAATTATCTTTTATAGGCACTTCGCAGAAGTCTGTTGAGCAATATTTTTCACCGATTGCATCCGCTGCCATTCCTGCATAGACATCAGTAAAGTCAATAGGCAATAACTTCATAGTAGATTTGTCGTATTCTTCTTTAGTTATCTGCGTGTATGGCATTTGTGGGTAAGTCTCGTTCCCCATAGGTAGGAAGGAAACGGTTTTGAGTTGCCCATCAAACATATGTAGCACTGTTCCTACGGCGTCTTTTTCAGTATTTGCGTTAAAGGATACTGTAACGCTAACGCTGTTGTCTGACCAATAACGCTGTGCCATCGCCGCGAGAGACATCTTCTCGTAGATAGAAACATCCTTTTCCGACCTTTTTGCAGAGGACTTAATAGGGAAAAACACCACGCTAGTAGTCTTAGGAGATTCCGAAGCTTTTTCTACTTTATAACCTGACGCCTTAAAGAGAGGAAGCATAGGGTCATCGTTTCCAAAGCGGATTGCACGAAGGAAATACTCACCACCAGGAGTCCAATGCACCCCAGGAGATTCACCAGCAAGGATAGATACTGTTCCTGATGGTTTAACTGTCGTAGTCTTAATAGATTCGCGGATACCTAACCATTCGGAGTATGTGCGGTCGTAGTTTTGGATGACTGCGTATCCCTCGTCCATCCACACACGAAGAGTTGGTAGCCCTACGCGGTCTGCAAAGTTGGCTACACCAGACATAGAAGTTCCGATGCGACGATTGCGCTGCATGATTGCGTTAGTTTCTTCCCAGTGGGTAGGTAGCAATGTGACGGTCTTCGCGTAAAGGTAAGCAAACTTCAATGTGCGCTTGTAATCTTCTATAGAGTCGTGGCGGTTGAGGTAAGTTTCAACCAGAGTGCAACACTCAAATGATTCCAAAGACTGTTCAGCGCATGGATTGTAACCAGCGGCTCGATGGTCTTTATTATTGATTGGGTCAATAAGACGACCATACTGACGAGTAACATCCATCCAGATAACACCAGGCTCACCGTTCAGGGCAATACCCTCAACAATGTGTTCTAAATTAGAACCGACTGATACCTCAACGGAGTTGTTAGACATCCAGGCCCAACCAGGAGCTGAGCTGTCGTATGAGTTGCGCTCTGGGAACTTGGCAGGGTTCTTTAAATTTAAAAAGGTTTGGTCATCTAATCTACCCATGAGTAGCTCGGCTGAGCGGCGGACGTTGCCAGAGACAACACACACTCCGATTAAATTACCTAAATCGGCAATATCTACCCTTGTTAATTTAGAATTGGCTCTTTTCTTGTTAAAGACAGAGCGGACGTGATTGTGCAGCTTCTCCAGCGGCTCGTGGCCCGCGGCCGTGCCTCCGAAAGTCTTGATGGGAACACCTGCTGGACGGATTAGGGAATAATCAAATACATACACAGGCTGTTCTGGTTTTAAGTAGGAGTTTATGAGCATGCTGACTGACTCAACCCAGCCCTCACGGGTATCTGGAATCTGGATGGTTACTTCTGGCAACTTAGGCTCGTAGATTGTGAAGTCCTTGTCCGCACCCTTGTCGTCAAAGCCAACACCTACGCCCAACATTGATGCTTCCATTAGAAAAGCAAACGGCTTAGCGGGGTCTAATTTAGACATGCTAGAAGTAGAGACAAAAGCACAGTTCTGCAGTGCTGCTGAGTTCTTGAGCTCATTGACAAGCGGGGTGCCCATAACCCACAGACCTCGGCCTGGTGGAGTCCACTTTAAATTAAACAAACGGTCAAAGGCTTCCTTAGCCGAAGCCTGGGCCCTGGAGTCATTCCAGGGTAAACGCTGAGACTTGCAGTGGTCTTTCTGGATGGAATACATGCCCTCAATTACGCGTTGGCAAACATCGGTCCAAGTTTCCTTTTCCCCATTTTCTTTTAATCGGGAGTAGGTTCTTAAAAAGGTAATTTCGCCAACTGAGTTACCAGCGGCATCTTGGTATCCCCAAGGCACTTTCTTTTCGCGGTAGTCCTTTAAAAAATCTTCTGCTAGGCGAAAAGTTAATGCCATCATAGTCTCCTCTTGTTTAATTGAACGTATAGTTTATACGTGCGTTACATCTGTTTTGGAACTAACCCTGTTCCAGGGTGTTGCTAAGGTCTCTTATATGATAATAGGAAATCCTATTCTTCTATAGCGCCCTTGATTATTTCTGTGGTTTGGGCTTCGTTGAACCCGCCATTTGGTAACTCTTTTAGGGCTTGAGCCTTGTCTCCGAAGATAGAACTTAGCACACCAGCAGAGCCTTGTCGCTCTACAGTCATGCGAATAAACTCACGTGAGTCGTCCAACTCTTTGGTAGTTTTAATCAATTTAAATAGGCGGTCAATTTCCTGAGAAACGTTAGGGTCAGCGTATCCGCCGTTCATTTCTTCAGCAAAACGCATAAAAGCAACGCGTTGTCCCTGCATTTCTATAATTGCATTAATCAAACTCTTAAGTTGGTCTTTAGTCTTTACTTCTATTGGTAACTTAAAAGCACATACAGATTGAGGCTTGAAAGCGGGGCAGTTAGTGGCTACAAAACAAGTGTCGCATGCACGAAGTGAGGTCTGTTGGGAGTTGATTGAGGTGACATCTTTGATAGTCCCATCCTCATCAATTTCGGTCTTTGTATTAAATCCGAAGACTGGAAGATTGCCCATTTCAGCAGGGTTTCGCGGCTCAAGTTTCCGCATATCTACCCCCCTATTATCATATACGGCAGGAGCACTTTCCCCACTTTGCTCCACTTCACTCCCCTCACTGTTATCATATAACATTGGGTCTTCTGGATTACCGTTCATCTTGTTCATCCTTACTTCAAACTGTTCGTATGACCACACGGCTAACTTAGCAACTTCTTGTGGGTCGTCCTCAAGAATCTTATCTATATCCAAGCCAGCCTTTTCATAGGTCGCCTTGTATCTAGCACGTGCTTGGTCTTTCATTTTCTTTGGGTAGCGGACAAGCCTAGTGCCATCCCAAATAATAGTCTCACCATGCATCATTGGTGATAGCCACGATAAGGTGCTTGCGGAGTCAAATGGGACTTGACGCAGGTTATCTGGCTTGGCGCATCCTAACGCATGCCAGCGTGTCCCCTGACGCTTGCTATGGATACGAGTAGCGCTTGCCAACTGGGTCTCTGTCTCGATGGCGTCGCCTGGAATAGCAATATCTAGGTAATACTCAACTAGGTTCTTTAGGCCTTCGTAACCTGTCTGTGGCTGCCATACAGGCACGAACTTAGCAGGTGGGACCTCTGACCACACATCCTTGCGTTGTTGGTCTATGAACTCAGGGTCAATGCCGTAGCCGTTAATCTCATAAAAGGTGGTAAGCCTGTCCATATTTACAGCCACGAAATGCTCGTAACCAGCTGCAAACTCTTCTAGCTCAGCTGGGCCCAGCTTCAGCGTCTTGGGCAGGCCAGGGGATACATAAATATAGAAATCTTTATTAAAGTAGTTTTCTAATAGATACTCTTTGGTCTTTGGCAGGCCACGTTGCACCAGGCGGTAGTAGCTCACTCCCACATGGTTGGCTGTGGTTTCCTCAAGTATTACTCTATTTGAAGGAACCTCAGCACCTAAGTAAATAATCTTCATTCACGGCCCCAGGTATGGCCACACTTGGAACATAACCAGGCTTTATCTCCAACATATTCCAGAGTTTTGGAATCGCATCCTTGTGGACACTTTGGTGTGTCTGTCATATCCGTGGGTCCTCCTTATACGCGGCGTTCTGTGAGTCTATCTCTTCTACAATCTTTTTCCAAGACTTGACACCCTTTCGGCTATCAGGCCTGAACTCTTCCCTAATGTAGGTAGGAGCCATAAATACTAGGGTAGTAATACCAACAGACAATAACTTAACAGTCAAGTCGGGGTCGGAAGTAATAACCAACTCCACTGGACCTTGGCTTTTAATCCACTCTACCAGTCTAAAGTCTGGGTCATCACCAAGTGCGGGGACGTTGGATTTATCTACAACATCATCGATATTATTAATGCGTTGCTGACGAAGCCAGTGGTCTCCTTTTGTGACGTCATCACAAAGGATTAAAACACGGTTTTTTTCTTTAAGTGTTCTATATAAAGACATGCCGTCTTGAATAGGGCCACCAAGCCTAGTGTCTTTTAATACCCCGTCTAGAAAAACTAATATTGCCACGTATATACCCTATCAGTTGTAGTGTGTAGCTGCTCTCCGTATTAGAGTGCTAGTTGTTGGTAGTTCCATGCCGTATGTCTGTGCTTCAAATTCTTGTTTTGTTTTCTTAGAAATTTCTTTTAGTTCTTTTAGTGCTTGTACAACTCCGCTTGCTTTTCCTGACTGCCAGCGATAATTATATACATCACCGTAACCTTGTCCACTAGGGCTAAATGCGTGTTTTCTACCCTGGTGAATATCTTCAAACAACGCAGCTCCCTGGTCTACAGCTAACTTTAGTGCAGCTTCAGCATTGCGTCTAGCAACATCTGTAGAAGCAGAACCTATATTAGATAAAGCCTCTGAATACCTAGATAAAATATCTACAGCTAGGGACTTATCTTGAGCTACGCGTCGGTCCCAGATTTTATTGTTAGGCACAGCTCTAACTTCAGGCTGCACAGTCCAGTCATCAGTTGTCAGTGAGTAAGCTGCGTATGGCTTTATAGTACGGATATCGGACTGAACATTAACATAGAATGTCAATTCAAATATATCCAGAAAGTTTCCAGTGTTAGGGTGCAATTCCTTATTAAAATCCTCATTAAACATCTGGGAAATCTCGCGGTCGCTCAACCCTTTGTACTTTGGATTAGCTTGACGGAATGACAAGTAGTTGACGCCAATCAAACAATCAAGGTCTGCTGGCTTTCTTGCTGCTGACCATTGGTATGACACGGCTGAGCCAGCTAACCAAACATGGATATAGGATTCTGGGTTACTGTAGCGAGCGCGTAAATGCTCAAGAAGGATTCTATAAATTAAAGAACGGATATGGGGAACAATCTTCCCATTTCTAAACAGACGAGGGTCCAACCCAGCACCTGGGGTGCTGAAGTAGGAAGTCTCGGAGGGCTCTATGGTGACTGGCTTAGCCTGCTTCACCAGCTCGTCATAGAAGTTCATCTAGGTATTATAGTTCTTTTTCTTTTTTCTCTTTGTGCATAACGTCGGTTTCGAACTCAAATTTACGGTGCTTCTCTGGGGTATCGGTCTTAACTGGGTTCATATAGCCACACTGTTGATGCGCGGAAACAAACTGCTGGGCCCACATAATCACTAGGGACTCATTTGCAACTTCTTGCACATCTGCTTGGAACGACGCCATGCAATTGCATGACATTTCTATGAACGCCATAGGAACACCCCTTAACTGTACTTACAGTATATCGCGCTCCTGCAGTGCTTGTTTGATTGAACTAGCAACGGAATCATCACTATCTTCTACAATAGGCTTCAAAAGGGCCATAACTTGGTAAGCAATAGCGCTTTGCATCATGCTGTCCACAATGTCCTGACACCCATGCTTGATGTCGTCAACTGTAGCCTCACGTTCAACTGTAATAGTGGTTGATAAATCCGCTGTAGCGTACCAATCGTTATTACCTTGTTTAATAATAATAAATGCTGTTTGTGCGTCAGGTTCTGCAGGGGTATTTTCTGCGATAGTTTCAATAACCTGTGCATCTTCAATGTTTTCTGTCATTTGTATAGTCCTCTCGCTTGGTAAGCGCGTTTCTGGTTGTACATCTTAACAGGGCAGAAGTCACATAGGTGAATCTTTGCGTTTGATGCTTTTAACCCTGCTTCTAGACGGTCTTTTGCTGTATCTGGTTTTAGTTCTTTGCGGTCCGACTTATAGTCAGGACACTGGCCCTGTGGGCGATTATGGATAGCGTAACACTTCATCGCATCTGCTGAATACGTGTCTTTAACATTGTAGAAGTTAGTACCAAGGATGTCTAAGCCCCTAGAACCTCCGCCTAATATCTGTTCTTTAATCTGGTTAAGTATGCCCTCTTTAAGACTAGGGTTACCCATCCACGCAACCGTTAAACAGTCTGTAAGAACACCAAAGTGTCCTTGACGTTCGCAGTCGCCAATATACATTTGGATAAAGGGATTATCAGATTGGTCATAACGACCTTCACCTAAAGACTTACCAGTCTTGGTGTATGGAATTTCTTGGATAGTTTTACACTGCTTACATACAAGCAGGTTCATTCTATCTGGCTCTAGCTCGTCAACGATGTTACCCATGACGGTAGCCTATCACACTACTTAGACTTTTTTAAAGCTGCCCTTGCTTTTGACATTTTTGCTTCTTTAGCGGCAAACTCAGCATCTGAAATCTTTTCGGTTTTCTTACCAGTTACAGTGTCAATTGTGGTCTTACGCTGGGTGCTTGGTCCAAGCTTTGCGGCTACTGCTTCAAGTGGTGAAGGTCCTGTTGATTTTTTTGTACCCCTTGGTGTTGGAGTAACTTTAGACCTGTCTTGCCCACCAGCCATGGCGTCTGTAATAAGCTTATGGCGTCTGTGGTCCGCTGCAGGGGAGTAATTATTTGGTTTACGAATTGCTGTGTTAGGGATAGAAAAATGACCACCAGCGTGGATTGCGGTTCCAGCAATATAGTTTGGGTGCTCTTTATCTGCTGATGCGGAAAGGATGGCGCGTTGAGCAGCGTTTTCTTTATCAAATTTAATAAACTTATGCTCTTTAGGGTTCATCGCCTCTTGAGCGCTTATCTTAATTTCGCCGTTTGCGTCCCTTGTTCCGCTAAGCTGGAACTCACTAGGGTTCATTTGTTACGCGCCTCAATAATATCGGCGCCTATTTTGCGCTCGTAATACTCAGAATCTTCCAACTTAGTTACATTACTAGTTGGACCTGATGATTTATTGCCAAGCTTATCTAACGCAGAACCAAACTTTTGAAATTGGCGTACGCTATCAAACTCACGGCGACGTGGTGTCTTTGCCATGTTAGTTACCCGCTGGGTTAACCTTGGCTTGTTCTTCTGAGTTAATAAAACCGTAGTTCATGTATGGATGTAGACCTGCGCGGTTCTTAACCACATCTTGGTCGCCCATTCCAGCAGCAACAGTTGTATTAGGACGGCGCTTACGATACTTGCCGTCTGTTGCACCGTCGGACATATCTCCGTTAAGTGAACGTGATTGATTGACTGCCATTATGACATGCGTCCTTTCACTAATCGATGGGCCTTACGACGGTTGCAGTTTGGGCAAACGTCTTGGTCCCTCAATGATTGTACTGGGTTCATGCTTGAACCACAGGCTTTACAGCTTTTAGTGCCGTTATAAATGGTCTCAAGACTGACATCTGTAGCCCCAGCCATGCCTTCGCCAGTGCTATCTGTAAATAATCCTGGGTCTTTGCTCATGAGCCTATTTTTCCTTCGCCTTCTACCTTATACCCTGTTGCTGCAGCTTGGGATTTTGCATGCTCAGGGCTTTTAGACATAAAAGTATGTGAGCCAGACCAACTGCCGTCTTTTGATGACATTTGAAAAGTAACAGGAACCTGACCTTTTTTAAAATCTTCGTTGTTACGTGGCATTATACAGAGCCTCCTAATGTGTTGCGGCTTGTTGATTGTGTAGTGTTAGGGGTATTGGAGTAGTCAGACTCTACACGCTGACCAACCTGGTTTTCGTTTCTACCAGGTAGTTCAATTATATCTTGAATACCAATTTCCTCAGTTACATATCCATATCTCTCTGGAAATAACTTTATCTGGGGTAGATTTGGTCTTACTAATTCTTGTAGTTCCGCACCACTCATGGTCCATGTTGCCAAGGATTGGTTAAGTAAGCGGTCTTGATTAGATTGAAAAGGTCCTAGGTATTCCTGTGGGGGAAACGCCGCTTCTTCTGGAGTATTGACTCCAGCGCGGTCTTTATCCCACGGCTTGTGACCATAGACACCATCTGCGTATTTACCTGGCATATTTTACTTCCATTGTGGTCGCATACGCGACATCTGCTCTTGGCGTACCTTGTTAATGTTAACAGGTGAATCGCTTTTAACAGTTGGACCCGCTTTACCGTCGTTAGGAAGGTGTGGAGCAGGTACCAAGTTGTAGGCTTCGACGTGACGCTTGACCTTGTATACGTTTCCCTCTTTAGCTGCTTGCATCTGTCGAGCGATGCCTCTTGTGTTTTCTAAACCTGCGGGATAGTAATAATCAGACTGGTCAATACGTTCACCACGGTGAACACCGCGTTGGTATGAACGTTGAGTGACACGAGTCTTTAGACTGTCAAGTACATTTTCTGATGTTCCGTTTGGTTTGCCACGGCCACGGTCATCACGTCGTGTACGAATAGTTCCAAGATATCCGTCTGGATACTCGGCTTGCGGTACGCGGCCGACACCCATACGCACGAAATCCATCTCGCTACGTGCAACAGGAGTTCCACCTCCACCATAATTGGTGTAGGTGCCCTGCATACCTGCAGCGCCTAGATTTTGTGTGTTTTGGTGTGGGCCAGCCATACCTCAATCATACGCCTGTATGTTTAGACGGTCGCCTTAAACTCTTTACCCTCGTAAATAGCTTCGCCATCCATAATATGAATAGGTTGCAAGGTGAAATGGCCGTCATCTTCATGGACCCAGCCAATCATAATTCCCTGCTGCCAATCTTCCCAGTGTTTAACTGGTCGTCCCTGGTCATTTAAACCAGAACCATATGAAGGAACAGCACCATCTACACGGCATAGGCATCCTGGTGACGCTGATACTGAACGGATAGGACCATCGCCATTAGCCACAGTTTTGTACTGCATCTCTTGACGGTGAGCGTGACCAAACACTGTTGATACGTGTGGGTTTTTGTTTACATACGCTGAAGCGGTTGAACCACCAGAACGGACGGTAGTTCCGTGTACAGCACGAAGGTGTGGAGTAATCCAATATTCTCCTGCTGGGTAGGCTCCTACGTAATCAACTTTAATTTCATCTAAGCGAAGTAGGTAAGGAATGGACATAACAGGCCAGTCTTCTGGGGTTGCGCCTGCGCGTTTAATCCCCTTAGATGCCATGGCGTTCATTGTTACATACTTCTGCATACGGCAATCGTGGTTACCTTCAATTAAAGTAATCTTTGCAGTTGGGCATGTAGCACGTTGCTTAGCTAGTAGTGCGTGACCGTAGTCAAGTGCTGGTTGCACAGTGTGTGCAAACATTTCTTCTTGCGCATACTTACCCATTGTTGGTAGGTCTAGGTAATCGCCAAGGTGCACAATTTCATCTACTCCGTAGCGTTTTTCCATATATGCAAGCAACTGAAAATGAACATCAATTGCTGCTTCATCATGAAATGGGTCTAGTGTTCCGTCTTCATATTTGCGGTAACCAATCTGTGGGTCGGGTACAAATACAAATAATTTAAATCCGTTTTTTGTTGCTTGCTTTTCTTTATATTCTGCTGGCTTAATAACTGTTGGCTTTGCTTGTTGTATTGGTGGCCAAGCCCAGTTAGTAGGAGCGACTTCCGCATCTACCATAGCCATGTCTAAAATATCGTTCAGGCTTAATTTTGTTGTCATTAGGCATTATCTCCGTTGTTTCTATAGCATGAGCATTTTCTTCTAAAGTGCATATAGAACGTTGTCTTTTCTAATGGAATCTCTGGATACACTTCTTTAATTGCATAAAAATAATTAGAAATATCTACAAGAATTTTTGTTCCACCAAAAGCCTTATACATACGCTCTACTGTATCTTTATCGATAGTTGTTAACCATCTACCACAGATACATGCACCTGCGCTTTTGCTTCTCTTTGGATTTGCCTCTAATTCTGTAAGCAAATCGCCCAGACTCTTTTTATCTGGCTCCTTAGGCATTGGTTGTCCTTTCGCCCCGTCTCGTGTGTGATAGTAAGCGTATCATAAAGAATCAGTGGCGGTAAGTAAAGTAAACCCCCTGCTAAATATTTTATTTAGCAGGGGGTCACGGTACAAGAAGGGGGAGTCGTACTATAACAGGGTTACAGTACGTCTTGCAATCATATAATAACACTGGTGAACGTCAGTGGACGTCCACGGACAGCTTTATTTAATCTTGATTGTTTTTTCTTTTTTGCCTTCGGGAATGAGGCGCTCTAGCTCAATGATTAAGAAACCATCAGATAGTTTTGCGTCTCCTACAATTACGTCGTCTGCAACTGCAAATTTCTGTACAAAATTACGTGTTGCAATACCCTTATATGAGTACTCCGCATCGTCTTCGCCGCGGTTGCCTTCGACTGTGATGATGTTATCTTTGTAGGTAATCTTAACATCATCTTTCTTGAAACCCGCAATAGCAAGCTCAATTTCTGCCTTATTATCGGGCAGTGTCTTGATATTGTACGGGGGGTAGTTGGACTTAATACGAACGTCTTCTAGGTTCTGGAAGAACTCTAAGTGGCGCTCAAACCCAAATGTCCATGGGTCTAGCATGTTGTGTAGCAGTTTAAATGGGTCTACGGAACGTTCTGCAGCTAGTTGGTAGCCATTAATAAGCTGTTGAGTTCCTGCTGGTATTTGCTTTGGTTGATGGGGCCACTGATTTCTTTCATGTGGTGAGCCCATTGGGTAGCCTGAAGCCATAATATATCTCCTTAGACGATATAAGTTAAGTGACCCTCGGTTGAGCGGTCATCTATAGTATACAACAATCTAATATAAAATATATTCCTGAAATGCAAAAAGCCCCGCATATAGCGGGGCCTCTAGCTATTAAGTTTTAGTTGTTGCTGCCGTCTTTGAAGTTAGGGCGCTGACGATTAATGGCTGAGCTAAACATGCGGCCGTTACTCTGAGTAGCACCTGCTTCTGGAGCAACACTCTTCTGGAACTTAACACGAATGCCGTAGCGAGCGCCACCGCGAGCGAGCTGTCCAAGAATGTTCTTACGTGCTGGCTTTGCCTGTGTATATGGGTCTGTTCCACCCTTAGCGTTACCAGTCTTCTTCACAAGTGTTCCCTTTACAGGCTTAGCAACTTGTGGCTTTGAACCTGCAGCGTTTGATGGTTCCGCAGATGTCGGAGCAATCGGTGCTGAGTTCTTAGTTGAGTCTTTTTTCATATGGTTTCCTTTGGCCTTAGGAGTACTAACAGAGTATCTCTATTGGGGTAGAAATGCAGGGTTAACTTGCTTTAACGTCAAAAACAATTGCTGAAATCTGACCATCGTGGCTATCAATGCTTGAGAAGCCAGGGATGCAGAGTAGGTCTAGACCTCGTGGGGCTGTGTATCCACGGGCAATAGCAATAGCCTTGACTGCTTGGTTTACTGCGCCAGCTCCAACCGCACGAATTTTGCAAGTGCGTGTCTCATAAATGCTGTGTGCAATAGCTGATGCTACAGCTTGTGGGTTGCTTCCTGCGCCTACGCGTAGGATTTGTTCATCTTTTGGTTCGGACATGTGTACCTCGGTTTACGAATAGTGTGGAACCCCGTAGATACAATTATGCAGTCTAAATTAAAGTTGGTCTGTCTAAAGGCGTGGGAGCCTTGGCATAGCTGCCGCAGACGGAACACTCCATATCCAGCAAATACTGGGCTAACTCGTAATCTTGAAAACTAGCCTTTATGTTCCACAGACTGGACTCACAGTTAGGGCATTCATGGCAAATCTGGTCTGCATACTCCATAGTGCCTGTGTAATCAGGCTTTAGTTCTCTAATTCCCTTTACCATGGCGACATCCGCTAAAATCTGCAATAACTCTGTAGGCAACTTCCATATAAACTGAGGATGTTGTAGCTAGGTCTTCTGGATGATGTAATGCACCCTTGGCATGCCCCCAATTAGAGTTTAAATACTCCCTAAGTCCGAGGGTGAGACGGTCTACAAACTCATCAGAGGTCATCCAGCCATCTTCTAATAGGTCCGTATGCTTATGCCTCTTTGCCATCTAGGCCCCACTCCTTTTTTATATTATGGATTAGGGTTAGGTTATCTTCAATCTCTTTATCAATAAGGGCAATTTCTTCTTCTGACATCTTGTCTTTGTTGTCATTATAAAACTGTAAACCAGCGTTAAAGTTAGACTCAAAAACTGCTAGTTGAGCTGTACGGCGTTTCTTAATAAACTCTTTTTGTTCAGCCATACGTGCCGCTCTCTTGTCTTGCGTCTTACTCATTTACGTTCTCCTTAGCCCAATCAACCCATTCAAGGGATAACTCAGCAATATCAATAGTTTCACTGTAACCCTGTTCGTGAAGGTGCTCGATAAAATCATCGTCTGCAACTAATACTGGTAAACCTTTGTAGTTCATCCTTGGCCTCCCCAGCCTCCGCCTTTAAACTGCACTGATGGTGGTGTGTAAGACTTAATCATAAATTCTCCGCAACTTTCGCAGGTAGGGCGTTGTGTGGCATCAAATGCAAAGTGCATTTCTACTGTACGGTCACAGTTCATACATGTAAAATCATACTTTGGCATCAGCCTACCTTTTCTTGTTCTATTACGTGAAATGGCCCTGAGGTATAAGCGTCTAGTTTTTCTGCAATTTCTAATGCCTCTTCGGCTTTAGCACCAGCATGAAGCGCTCCTAAAGCATATGCTGAGCCATTACCTACGGCATATAACCCGTCTTGAGAACGAGTTACCGAAAGGTCATCACTAATATCAAAAATCTCACCGCCAACGGCAATGAGAAAATGGAAACGCTGCTCGTTTGTGTTTTTATCGCGCTCTTCTTCAAAGTTATAGCCGTTATCTTTTAAACATTTACGTAAAGACGGAACAACTTTAGTAATGGCAAAATGATAGACGTCTTTTCTATGTGCTGCTGTTAGCTTAGGTGGGTTCCAAATGTGCTGTGCAATATCGCAAGGATTAACCTCACCAGAGCCAGCTATAAGAAGGTCTCCACGTTGAGAAATTTTTACCATCTGGGAATGCCTTTGAATACGCCCATCAGGGTCGGTCACCTGACTGTCTGCACCTAATACGCATTTATCTTCGTATTGAACACCAACAATTGTTGTCATTATCGTTCCCTATGTTTGACGTCTTGTAGTTTATCGTACACATCTTTTTCATACGTTAATTCATGCTTGCCAGAAACCACCCTAGCTAGGGAGTAGGAATCTGCGGCGTTGTCGTCCGTGAATTCTACACCCCACTTCTTATAAATGTGAAGTAACATCTGGTTCTTTTGTATACCTGTTCCCTTGCCTGTCACATACTTCTTTAGGCTGGTAGGCGGTACTAGTAAGGGGTAATGCCCAGCCTCATGACATTCAAGCTTAACCATACCTCCTAACTCACCTAAATGGAACACTCTTCCTGAGCCTGCGTAAGCGTAATCTTCCATAGCTACATCTAATATCTTGATGGGCATATCAAATAGGACATTACTAAGAAATAGCCTAATTTCTACTAAACGGTCTATACCTCGTAAATCAGATTTAAACACTTTAGTAAAAAAAGTGTTGTCATCTCCTAACAGGGTTATAGCAAATCCACTATATGACTGGTCTATGCCTACATACACTGGAACAGGGCTACTGCCTGCGAGGTCGAGACCTCCATCAAAATTTTTAATGGTCATGGTACAAATCTATTTCCCATCATCCGACTGCTAGATGTACGTCGGGTTAGCTCACGACTTGTCAACGAGTAGTAACGTTCTAGGTTTTCTAACGCAGTCTCCAACAGCTTTCTATATGCGTGGGCATAGTTCTTTGCTTTGTCTAAAACCATGATGTAATCATCGGTAGCAACAGCTGCCTTTAACATGACGGCTTTTTCTGTGCTCTTACCAGTGGTTTTCATTAGCAACCCTTTAGCAACCTCAAGGTCATAGGAGTTCGTGGCCTCTAACTCCGCAAGGTTAGCGCAGGCTACCTGGGTACGTAAGAAGTTTAAGTTCTCCATATATTTACCAGCCATAACCATTAGTTCTTGGTCATCAACCAGAGTAATATCCGCTGGAAACTCGGGTGGTTGGATGTTCATTGAGCGTTTTAATGGCAGCCCTTGGGACTCCAACTGTTGTAGGACAATCTCGCTGATGCCTGTTGCTACTATCTCACTCATTATAACCTCCGCACTTAGAACATCCGCCCCACTTGTCTAAATTACAAACAGGAGGGGTGTTGGTATTAATGGCTTCCATAATCATTGCTGCTGCCTCAAACATAGGGGCAATAGCAAAATCAGACTTAGGTACTACAAATTCCTTTACATCCTGTGATGCTTTGTTTTCGTATATAAGCACTGCTTCTCTTGGATAATCTGGCAACTCTAACAACTCAGCAAGCTTCATATAAATCTGTACTTGAGTAATGTGCTTAGCAAAAGGCTCTTTAATATCTGCCCAAATCTTTTCCATATTACCGCTGTGTTGTGCTACTAACTCTGGGTTTTCCCAGCGGATAGTTCCAATACCTATGGATTTAACCTCTAGCATTAGTGGGTCACCTAGGTTTACTAACCATCCATCAGCATGACCTGAGATGCGTAGTGGCTCGTAGAACAATGGGACTTCACAATACTCAAGTGGGCCTTCGTGGCAATCAGAACCGCCAAAGAAGTACTCATCACAATCCTTGCAGTACCACTTGCCATACAGACAGTTCATTTCTTGGAACCACTTCTGCCATTTAGCGTGGATACCGTGTCCTTCAGCAAAAACAGACTGCAATCTAAGACTGTTAGTGCGATTACTTTCTAAGGGATGGTGGCCCTTTAACTGGAAGTAAGAAGCTCTGTAGCACCACTCACCGCTTGCCATCTCTGATGGATGCAGTACGTCAGTGCGACGACTCATGTCTTTTGGTTTAGAAAGTACATGTCTTTCTACTGAAGTTAATACTCTGCTTGGTTTTTTACCAGCATTTACAAAGTTCTTTAATGCCCCCGAAGGCTTGTACTTAGGTTGTGTCATATTCAGACCCTATCACACATCAAGGTCAAGCACCCATTCCTCAAGTGTTTTTCCTTGTTTCTTAGCTTTACGTTTTAACGCGTTACGTTCACGGTGAGACATACCGCCCCATATACCGTGCTGTTCATCCATTGACTCTGCGTATAACAAACACTCTTTACGTACAGGACACTCTGGCAAACCGTCCTTACCAAAGCAGACTGCTTTAGATACGGTTGCTACTTTTTTATACTTTGCTTTATCTCTTGGTGGATACCACAACTCAGTATCCATACCGCGACACTTGGCTTTATGTCTCCAGCCTTCTACGTGTCCGATGTCTTCGTGCACTCAATAAACTCCTGAAGTCTCTGGCGTAGTTCCAGAAAGTCATCTTCAGTTAGCATCACGTAATTTTCATTATTGAGACTGAAACCGAGGACAGGCATCCGACTGTCAAGAATTGCTTCTGTAACAATCTTTTCTAGAACCGTAGCTTTAATTGTTACGGTGGCTTTGCCAGTCCACTTGTGTTCTATTAACAAGTCTTTAGACCGAACATCACCTTTACGACTCCAAAATGCACCGCTGGCAGCTGTACGCTGACCACCAATAGCTTTTGCTAGTCGGTCCTCATGCTTCTTCGACTCCTTTTGTCCTTTACTCTTCATTCTCGGCTACCAGTTTGGAGCCTGCTTTGATGGAGTCAAGTACATCGCGTTCTAAAGTCTCTTTTAAATCAATTTCTTCCCGTATAGCGTCAAGCATAGCATCAGAACCCTGCCACTGTCTATCCGCGTAACGATAGTAGGCACCAGCCCTGCTAATCACCTTGTTTAGTATGCCAATAGCAAGGATTTCTTTAGCAAAATCAATGTCGCCAGCATGTAAACCATTGCCCTTTGAGAAGTAAAAGTCAAAGGTAGCCACCTGTGATGGTGGGGCTGACTTGTTCTTAATAACTCTGGCTTTAATACTCTGCCCTACACGACGTTTATCCTGACCAGTGCCTACTTCAATCCAGTCATCGCGACGGACTTCAATACGGGTAAAGAACGCATAATCTTTACCCAACCCACCTGGGGTAGTACGTGGGTCACCATACATGACACCAATCTTGGAACGCCACTGGTTAATAACAATACCAATAAACGGGCGCTCTTCTTCTGTAAGACTTCTTTTAGATGCTTTGCCTACCTTACGGAAAAACTTATTAGTTAGAAGGGCGCTACGACCTACAGTAGATTCCTCCATCTCCTTATCGTTTTCTGTTGTAGGGACCAAGGCAGGTAAAGAATCAAGAACAATACAATCGACCGCTTTACTTTCTGTAAGTTGGATGACAGATTCATATGCTTGCTCCATAACGTTAGTTGAAACTACGTATACACGAGTGGAATCTACGCCACACATTTCTGCGTATGTAGGAACCCACTGTTCTGCTGCTACCCACACTGTTGTAAACTCGGGGTCGCGCTTTTGATTAGCAGCAATAGTTTTTAATGCAATAGCAGTCTTACCATTACTAGCTTCACCAATGATTTCATGCCACTGGTTTACTGGCCACCCACCGCCTAATGCAACGTCCAGTGATACTGAGCCAGTTGTGTAACGCTGAGCAACATCAGTCTTAATGTCAGACCCGAGAATGATGGTGTCATCCCCGTACTTCTTGTTAATATTCTTTAAGACTTTTATTAGCTCTGCATTCATTAAATGTGTCCTATGATTGTGTTTGGATTAAAACCGCCTGCTTGTACTTGTTTTGCTGCTTGAGTAGGACCATCTGCTCTTGGACTATTTACTCCAGCAACACCAGTTCCAGATTGAACAATTGGATAACCGCAATCATAGCAGCGTTTGCGAGACTCGGGGGTTGCCCCACCGTAGTTGTTACTTCCACATCCAGGACAACGTTCTGATAAAGGAACTGTTTGCTGAACTGTTGGGTATGAAGGAGGCTGTTGATAAACTGGTTGCTGTGGTTGAGCCTGTGGTGTTACAGGTTGAGGTCGCGGAGCGGGTGTGCCCCCTAATTTATTAGCCCACCAATTACTGCTCATCGTCCTCTACCTTTCTGTAAGCCAGGTCAGTTGCGTGAACTTCCCCAGGCACTATTAAACCAATTTTCATGGCGCTTGACAAGCCCCCTAACAAAGATGAAAAACCAATCATCCTATACATCATATGCATCATTTCGGTTTCTCTTTCAATTTCTTTTTCTAAGAAACCGTCTGGCTCTCGTTTTTTAATCTCATCTACTTGCATAGCAACAATGACATCAGCACCTAACTCTGCAATCGTAGATATAAAAGGTATTAGATATTCAATCTTATCTAAGCGTGAGTCGCTTTCACCCTCCTCATGCTCATGCCCCTCATCACTTACTGGGTTCATACCTAGTAGTAATGCTAACTCGTTAGGGTGCTCAGCTAAATCTGTATCGTATAGATACCAACGCATTAGTGTACCTAGCGGTATTTCTTCTTTAAAATGCTCAAAAGATACATTAATTGGGTCACCATTTTTTTTAAAGAAACGACTAAACCAACTCACTTTGCTTCTCCCCATCGCTGGACTACCCTTACGTCTGCAATAAGAGGTACCTCTAGTAGGTTGATGCCTTCCATGGCTTCTCTAATAGCTTCTTTAGTTTCATCAACAAGACTATCTGGAGTCAAAGTAACAAGTTCATCGTGCACCGTTAACAAGATACTAGCCCCCTTAGGAATCATCTGATGAGCCCTAATCATAGCAAGCTTCATGATGTCAGCAGCAGACCCTTGAATGCGTGTGTTGAACGCCTGACGCTCAGCTCCACCACGCTTTAGAAAATCTCTGGAGTTAATTTCAGGTAGGTAACGCTTACGTCCCATCAATGTGGAGACGTACTGTTTACTTCTAGTAGCCCCAATAACCTTAATGCGATAGATATTTACGGACTTAAACTTATCCGCAAAGTCTCCTAGTAAAGTACGCGCTTCGGTAACAGTGCAACCAATAGAACGAGCAATCTTATCTGGACCTACTCCGTACGCCATAGATAAAACAAGAACCTTTCCAGCCTGACGGTTTACCTTCATGACGTCCCCAACAGTTGTATAGATGTCCCCACCCTCTACATAGTTTTTAACCATAGTTGGGTCCTTAGACATAGACGCAATGATGCGAGGTTCAATCTGTGAGTAGTCAGCGACCACTAGTTTGTATCCTGGCGGTGCATAAAACAAGTTACGGATAGCCTTACCGTGTGCGGTAGCGGGGTTAGGAACGTTCTGTAAGTTTGGGTTACGGCTAGAGAAGCGACCAGTCTCAGCTCCGTGTTGGATAAAGTCAGCGTGGATGCGCCCATCAACTAATAGGCTTTCTTTGTACTCTACTTTAGATTTACCACCAACTGTACGAACAACGTCACCGCCCAGGTATGGGATTACGTATGTGCTCTGTAACTTATTTAAGTCTGCGTAGGTAAGCAAGGCGTGTACTAACAAGTTCTTCTCACGGTAAGGCTCTAGGGCCTCGGCTGACACGGAGTAATCCATGTAGTCAAGGTCCATGCCTTTCATCTCTTTGTCTTGACCCTTTGCGGTAAGAATCTTTGGGCTTAGTCCCTGACCCCCATCAGACTTCTTGCTATATAAAAGATATTGTTTTTCCTGATTAGAGTTAATGTTAAACACGCGTCCAGCAATCTTATAAATCTCTGACCTAGCTTTTTCTATATCTATCTCTAGCTGAGTATTAAGTATGGCTAACTGCTCAGTATCAATAGGTGCGCCGTGCAGCTTCATATGACATAAGACCTCTAACACACCCATCTCTAGGTTCATGATGTTATCTAGGTCAGCTTCTGTAAGCTTTTTAGCCACTTCTTTCCATAGTAGGAACGTGTACTTAGCATCTAAGTATGCGTATTTAGCCACAATGCTAAACGGGTGGACCTCGACCTGAGCACCAACACCCTTCTCCATTTCATAACCCAACTCACGCTTTAAGCAATCGTCAAGGCCACACTTGTTTTTATTACGGTTGTCATATACAAATGAACCAACCATGGTGTCAAAATAAGGTCCTGTAGGTATTTTTTTATCTAGATACTTAGAGACGGAGCACAAGTCAAAGACTAAGTTGTGCCCTACTTTTAACTTGTCACTAAAAAATAAAGGTTTTAATGCTTCAAAGACTTCGGCTGGGAAGAGTTGTTCAGGAGCAGGGCCGAAAGTTTTAGTAGCTTTTTTGCGGTCACGAGAGTAATCACTCTCTCTAGCCTGTAAGCCCGCGAGAACGCGCTTCTCCCCTTGCCCCGTGAGTGGGAAGCTCTCTGATATAAATTCACCATTTGGGTGGCCCAACGGAATAACATCCCCGCGACCATGTGTCGCAAGGCTAATCCATAATACTTGGTTGACAACTGGGACTCCTCGTCTTGCTCCAACAGTTTCTACGTCAAAAGCAAAAGCATCTTGCTTAAGATAGTAAGCAACCATCTCATCTAGTTGTTCTCTTGTTGTAATGATGTTCAATTGATACCCCTTAAGAGTCTGGGGAGCCATATTAGAAAGGGGATTAAGAACATGGCTCCCCAGAACGCTAGTTGTTAGAGAAGTGAGTTGGCGATTTCTTCAAGTTCCGCCCATGTGTGTTCCTTGATAACGGAACGTTCGAACGGCTTGACTTCGGCAACACCCTTTTCTGCCATGTCTGAATCGATTCCCCAGTCTTCCATGAGGTCGCGAGACTTAACTGCGTTGAGGTGATACACAGTTTGCTGCATCTTTCCAGTGCGGCTGATAGCCCAGTAGTTCTTGGTCAAAGGACCTTGTGGTGAGAACTCTGCTGCGTACAATGTTTTGTACAAGCGTGGGCTTGCGATAAGCATCTGACGTACAACACCTGCTGGAGTAACCACTGCAATAGTGAATGCTCGCTTGTCCTCAGGCTTGCTGCCTAGCTTTACGCATAGTGGGTCGTTAGCCCCAAGTGATACATACGAGCGCTTGCCCACAGTTTTCTGCTGTAGGAAGTGTTGCTTGTAGATAGCAAAGGGACCATTCTGGTCAATGAACTTAACAATTGTGAACTCACCATCAACAAACTTAAACTCTGTTGGGTAGTCACCTGCGGATACGGTGAGCTTTTCGGCTGCATCCCATCCTGATAGTACTGCGTTACTGCTTGATTGAGTCGGACGCTCATCAATTTGTGAGTCCACTGAGAACTCGTCTACTTTTGGAAGAAAATCTTCCGTGCGATTTATTGACATATCATTCCTTTGTTTCGTTTGTTTTAGCATCTTCGACTTGGATACGTTTCCAAGTATCAGCAATAGCATTTGTTAATTGCTGATTTGGCCAGTCTATACGTTTCACGTGCAAAACTCCAGACTTACCAAACAGTTCAACAACTGCTTCTATCTGGGCCCGAGAGTACAGTCTCCGACCTTTATGGTCATCCCCGTTACGGTTCTTCTTTGTGGGAAGTCGGTAAGGTGATGGCGGTAGGTATCCCTCTTTAATCCATGTACGGACTGTTATTACAGGTCTTCCTAACGCTTGTGCGAGAGCGCCAATGGTATAGAACTCTATGTCCTTACCATTAGGTAGAGTCTTTTTATAGGATTTTGTATCCCATGTATCTGGAACATCTACCTCGGGTTTTTTTGATTCCCGACGCTTTCGTTTACTGTTTGGATAATAAGTATCCAAATCAGAAAACATCTTATCTATCTCGTCTGACATTTAAGCCTATTACTTTCCTACGATAAATGCATAAGTAACTTTAGATGGGAACATTGTGTCAATGTCATCCTCTGTTAAATACCCCTCATAGAAAGCAGCCATGATTGCTGCTTCATCAATTTGTGGAACCATCTTAATACACTTATCGCGGATACCTTTTTTAGTAAGGATATCTTCTGCTACATCCATGTCTAGGTTTTTTGCAACACGACGTTGCTTCATAATAGTTACATCTTGTTCCTCTGACATCTCTGCAGGGACTGTAAGAACGATGTGACCGCGTTCATCGGCGGCGCCAAACTCATCAATAGACTGAGTTAGTCGACCTTTAATTTCTGTTTGTCTTTTACTTAAAAAATCTACTTCATCTTTAAGTTTTTGATATTGATTAATAAACGAGCGGATAGCTGTTGTATCCATGAAAATCCCCTATCTGTTGAACTTGGTTATAACCTAATACCAAGTCCTAGGGTCTGTCAACTTACTATTTGGCGTTGTTAGCCTTGATGCCTCTGTAGCCAGTTTTCTTCTTGTTCATGCTACCAGGCTTCTTATAACCAGAGCCATTGGGAGTTGACGCTTGACGCTGAGCCAGGGCCTTGGCAATCTTATCGTGGTGCTTGCCCATGTTACTTGTTAAGGTAATCTTCTAGCGCCTTAATAATTACGCTGGTAACTGTAATCTTTTCTGCCTTAGCCTTCTTCTGGACAGCAGTCCAAAGGCTATCAGAGACGCGGATAGTACGCGTTGGTGTCTTAGGTGCGTTAGGCATCCTACAAGTATACCTGCCCAACGATAATCGTTGGGTGTAAAGCTCCCACCCATGGATTCGAACCACGATAGACGCCTCCAGAGGGCGCCGTCCTGCCGTTAGACGAGGTGGGACTGGAGCGGTTGACGAGGCTCGAACTCGCGACCTGCACCTTGGCAAGGTGCCGCTCTACCAACTGAGCTACAACCGCATTGCTGCCCCACCTGGGCTCGAACCAGGGACCTAGCGATTAACAGTCGCTCGCTCTGCCAGCTGAGCTATAGGGCATTAAACATTTGCTGCAAGTAAAAATTGTCTTAAACTACCAACACTCAATGGTACCCCACCATCTTCTGTCATACCAGTGCCGTCAATGATAGCGCTAGCAACAGAGTTTTTCTGTTGCAGCGCCTCATGTTGACGTTCTTCAATTGAGCCAGCGATAAGAATATCTTGGATTACGATTGTGGGCCACGTGGAGGACGCTCTTTGAATACGACCATTCCTTTGCGTAGCGTTTCCTGAACTCCAAGGTAAATCATAGTTGATAAGAAGGTTAGCAGCAGGGAGGTCCACACCGTAGCCCCCAGCATCAGAGCTAACAAGAACACGAATAGTGGGGTCAGTGTTGAAGGCAATTTTATTTTCTTCTTTAGTTTTAGCATCTAGTTTTCCCGAGTACTTTCTACACATGTCAACGCCCAGTGCGTCAACGACTTTATCTAACATATCAACATAGGTAGCAAATATAACTACCTTGTTGTCTTCGCTCTGTTCTAGGTGGTCTTTTACATATTGAACTAGGTAATCTAATTTAGGAGAGTTAGTTAATCCATCTAACTTACCAGTGTCTACAAGCTCGGCAATATAAGCTGAGCCTTCTCCACCCATTTGTTTAAACTTTTTAGCGCTAGTTGTTAACAACTCTGGGTGAGAACACAGCATTTTTAATGCGCCAATCTTAGACATAATCTTGCCACGCATCTCGTCTTCTGGACCACCCCTACGAGACTCAACACCGTAGTGAGCTAAAAGATTAAAGTTGTGCCCAAATAAATCTTGAGCTTCGTCTAAGTCACTGATTAAATCAGCAGTTATTTGGCTGTATAGCTTAGAAGCTTTGCGGTCAAAGACAATCTTTATAGGGTCTTTGTGGATAGTGTCTGGAAGATAGGGAGCAACATCGGGGTCTTTCTGAGCTTTACGTACAGAAGCCTCTTTCATCTTCTCGTGCAAAGTCTTTAAGTTACGGTAGTACTGTGGCGCACCCCAAGAATTTCTTACAATAAAAGCGGCATCAAAGATGTCAAACCTACCAAGTACGTTGGCGTCAACGAACTGCATAATGCTGTACAGCTCTTCAGGCTTACCGTTTTCAATTGGAGTACCAGTGAGTGCAAATCTAAATGGCGCATTTACTAACTTCTTTACTGCTCGGGAGCGTTTGGATTTAAAAGACTTGATGGCTGTGGCTTCGTCAAGGACGACAAATCCTCGTGGTAATTCCTTGATGGTATCCCAGTCGTTAACAACTTGCTCATAGTTAAGGACAATGTAATCAACCCCTGTATTCCGCCAGTCCATTGCTTCGGCGTATTGTTCTGCACGTTTCTTCGGCGTTCCATCAATGACCAGAGCTTTAGAAGTTCCATTGGTAAATTTCTCAATCTGATTAGCCCATTGGTATTTGAGGCTAGACAGACAAATTATAAGCCCTGGTTCAGTAATTCGGCTAGCATCCATCAAACGTTCTATAGCCGCAATAGTCAAGACAGTCTTACCCAAACCAAGGTCATAGGCAACCAACATCTTCTGACGCTCGCACATGCGGTCGACAGCCTCAGGCTGGTAAGGCAGAAGGGTTCCTGTAAATGTCACAGAGGTATCTCGTTAACTCTATCTTTAGACCAATGGATATAAGACCTAATATAGACAAGAGCGTAGGCAAGAGCAGAGAAGATAAAACCGTACTGGTCAGTAGTTAGCGCGTAACCAATCCACAAGACTTCGTTAAAAAGAAGCACTAGCCAGCCCCAAATAGTTTTACGTCCAACAAAGTAAATCCCGCCAACGCCTATAACAGCAAGGACCCAGGACCCATACTCCATAATCATGAGTACCCTCTCATTCTAGTTTGTATAAGAATCTTAAGGTCATCAAGGGTGCCGTTGTTAAGAAATATCTGGTTAACCTTTTCACCATCCATAGCAGTCTCTGACGCGTGAGCGTTTACTGGGATGACTCCACTGCGCTTTATGCGCCAAATCTGTGAGTTGTCGTAGTCTCTAATAGCCTTAGCTTCGTTTGGGTACCTAACATCCGTAATAACATAGTTAACTTCTCCAAACAACTGAAGTTCATTTAATGCTTGCTTTACCCAAAACATATCACCAAAAGTTTTACGAGCGCCTACACCTAAACTTTGTAACATAGTGCGAATTTCTGGGAAAGCAGTCTTGGCAACATCCCAACCATAACTGTCAACGACGGGCTGAACCCTATACCCGCCATCTTTAACTATAGGGTTCATCTCATAAAGAAGTTTGCGAATAGGGTCTGCAAAAGCGATACGTGTATAGCCATAGTGTTTAACAAGGATGTCAGCAACAGAGTCTTTGCCAGACTGAGCATAACCTGTAAGTCCAATAATCATCGAAGCGCCTTCTTTCCATGAACCATGTGACGAGCCTTCTCTAAGCCGTACTGTATCTCGGCTTTGCTCATTCCGCCAACATCTTTCATTTCAGTCTGCTCATAATTAAAGAACCAAGCTTCCTTGCCGTACTCTTGACAAAGAATTAACAGGTTTACGGACGACTCACGCCCAGACGTGTCATTGTCCATAGCAAAAATAACCCTATCGGCTCCTCTAATAACATTAAACTGTTGCATAGATACTATTGAACCGTAAGTACTAACCCCACCTTTAATCCCTACAGATGCTAAACGAACAACATCTAACGGCGACTCAACAACAATCATGTCTCCGCCTGTGTATTGTTTAAAACCAAATAAGGAATTACTTTTCTGTACGCCAGTAGGTTGGTTTCTAAAAAACCTAGACTTGTGACCCTTCTCCTGCCATCCCAAAAGCTTGTGGGTATATGGGTCGCGTATAACAGTAATCCAATTGCTGTGTCGGTTGTCCCACAGAACTTCGTAGTCTGCTGCCGCAGACGCTGCTAAACCTCTAGCCTTTAATGCTTCCTCTGGTGGCGTACCAAACGCAGATAACATTGACTCAGTTATATAAGTCAGCTCTTCAAATACTTTTTTAGGCTTTACTGCTTTTTGTAATGCAGCACTAAGATTTGTTGTTCCATCTTCAAGCCACTCTTTAGATTTGTCGAAGTCCCATTTTTGAATATAAGAGACCAGGGACAACAACCCACCTTTGAAGTGGCATGAAAAACAGATATGAGCACCTGTGTCTGAGTTAATCCACCACGACGGGTTACGGTCTTCGTGACCTGTACGCTCAACGTGTGCTGGGCAATAGCCTTGGATTTCGGAACCTCTAGTAGAGACAACTTCAATACCTAACCTTTCGAGTGTGTCTTCCATTTCCTCTATGGTCATAGGTCACTTCCATCAATCTCACGGAACTGGCCATTATTCCAATCCCACATAAGTGATACTTCTGCGCGACCAGAGTTACGACTGTCAAGAATCTTTAATAGACGTGTGTCGTCTACCGCTTCATCTTCACGCTGTAAACCAAACAAAACGTCTGCGTCTTGATGGAAAGATGATGAGTAACCAATAGAGTCAGCAGTTACTTGACCCTTGCTCATCTTCCATTTCAATGCCTGAGTTGATACAACAATAGGCACTTTAAACTTTTGAGCCATGCGCTTTAAAGAACGGGTGATGTTAGTGATAGCAAGGGGCTCGTTTGACTTACCAGTCTGCTCATCAATCATTAAGTAAGTACCATCAATAAAAACAATGTCTGGATGCAGTACCTGAATCTTGCTGGCGATACCAGTTACGGTCATGCCTGATGCGGCATCAACTAACCAAAACTTCTCACGCATCTTTGTAATGTTCTCAAGCTTTTGCTTATACCGTGCTTCTTCTTCTGGTGTTAGCAAGCCATTGATTAATCGACTGTGGGAAATGCGAGCTCGCATAGAGTCATAACGGGTAATTTGTTCGCTGTTGCTCATCTCAAACGACTGGAACATAACTTTCTTGTCTTGCATGTGCACGTTCTGTGCAATCTGTAATGCAAGTGTTGACTTACCAGTCTTAGGTGGAGCCACAATAACAATTAACTGACCGTCTTGTAGACCACCAGTTGCTAGGTCCATAGTTGGGAACCCTGTTGGAACTCCAAGAAGCCCTGGGTTGTTCTTTCGGTACTCATACTCATCCCAACGAGATAGAGGCTCGTTAGTTACATCTAGGTCGCTGCTCTTACTTAGGCCGTCTTCTTCAAGACTAGAGATACCACTCTGTAATGTAAGCAACGCTGTCTCATGGTCTTGAGCATCAATAAATTTAATAGCCCCATCAATCATCCTGATGGTGGCTGCAACGCGGCGCTCTTTAACTACAACATCAATTAGATACTCTAAAGAATCATGTACATCTACTAACTTATAGTTAGGGAAGTTTTGTCTGATTACATCAAGGCTTGGAACTTCAGCATAAGTGGTGAAGTGTTCACGGGTTAGTTTCCATACCTGTTTATTATCTGGGTCAACAAACCAGGAGTCATGGACACCGCGTTCAAATAGAAGAGCTAGGTCGCGGTCAGCAAGTACTTTGCTTAATAATTTAGTTTCATTGTTCATAAGCCTTTAAAGTCTCGCCCCCAGTGCCCGTATCGTAGAAGTCTTGATTGTATATCAACAACACCTACAACTTCGGGTCTGAGAGGTAACTCAGATACCAAATGGTTGACCGTGTCGTATGCCGTGAAGTATCTAAACGGGTTAGTACCTGCCTTGTCAAGCTGGTCAACCAATGTAGATAAATCTTGTTCCGTTAAATCATATGAGACAAGCTCTAATGTAAAGCCTGTTTTGTTTGTATACAGATACAACCAGCTAAGGATGGCTCTGTCAATCTTTTTGTCTATCTTAACAGTTGGAATTATTTTAAACTTTTTGCCTTTTTTAATTTCAAGTGTTAAAAAAATGTCGGTGGTAACAAGTAGCCTTTTTGGTAACTCGTTACTTATATCCCCATGCTTCATGGGGTTAGAATACCTCTATCTTTCCAAACTTGATAACAAATTCTCGAAAGTCTGTATTAGATTGGCGAGCCTTGTCCGCATCGTCTTTGGATGCACGGCTAGAAATTTCTAAAGGATAGTTGCCGTTATTATTTTCAATGCGCGTCTTTACAAACTTAACATGCTTGCAAGTGGCACGACCTTTAAAGCCAGGGCATGTACAAAATAATTTCTCAGTTCCTTCTTGAACCGATACTTCGTAGATTCCTGGACCTGGGGTCTGAGTCTGGCTTAGGAAAACCTGCACCAGTCTGTACTCTTCATTCACAGCATTCCTCATTTACGTAGGTCTCCTCTTTGTGACACGACTGGTAGATAGGCAAACGCACCTCTTGCGAAACTCTCTGTTGCGTCTCCATAGAGGCCTGCCCAATCATTTAATTCTACGTTTGTTGTAATGATAGTTGGTAATCCGTTGTTATATCTAGTGCGCAAAAGATGGTGGAGCATGTTCTTTTGCCACCCAGAGAGACCCGCATGTTCCTTGCCAATATCGTCTAAAACTAATACACGAATATTGTAGGCATCCGCTAAAGACTCACCTAGAACACCATGATAGAGGGTGTCCTGGTCATCTGTCGGCTCATTCATCATAGAACCTTTGAGGTTTAAGAAATCATTAAAGGTCATAAAGTAACAAGGCCTAATCAATGACTCGCTAGCCTTTACGTCAAAAGCCTCAATTGGCAGGGTTAACATCATTTCTTGGATAGTCGACAAAGCTAAAGTAGTTTTTCCACGCCCTGGGTTGCCGTATAATAGAAGACCTTTTCCACATGATGGATTACCAGCGGCCCGTACTACTTTGCCATCAGCCACAGCCTGAACCCAAGCACGTATTTTTTTAATATCTTCTTGGTCTGATTGTTGGCAGTCATCTAAAGTCCAACCCTGAAGTAGGTAGGGAATACCAGCAGACTGTATCCAAGAACGACGTCTAACTTTTTGTTCTTCTAACTTATACATTAAAACCCTCCCATGATTTAGATGCGTCATCCTTAAGTGCTGCAACATCGACGTCAGTGTTATTACTTCTGCGGATGTCTGGAAGCATATCTGGCGCCCTCTTTATAAACATACGCCACACCCTATCTGGGTTGTCAAGTCTCTTGTCGTGCTTGATAGTTGATAAAAACTTATCAATTAAAGTTCTTTCTTCTTCGCCGTTGGTTCCGTGTTTTTCGCGGAGCAACTCGATAGCGCCATTTAATCCAGAGCGGTTGGTTGTCCACTCAGCGATGTGCCAGATTTGTTTCATCTGGTCCGCAAAGTATGTAGAGACCTGGCTAGGTGTCCAGTCCTTAGTCTCACGGCTAGCAAGTTCAATAACTTTATCCGAGTGACGACTTTGACGAGCCTCTGTTTTTTCGCGGCGCTTTCGCTCGCGGTCCTTTGCCTTTAGTTCCGCCAAATCATCAGGGTCAATTGGGTCCCCGCCTAACATCTGTTCTCCAATCTTTAGGTCCATAGTTTCAAAAGTTTCATTGTGGTCCGACTCCGTCGGACCCTCTTTTAATAAAGAATTTGTATATAGACTATTAGGATAATTAGCTATATTGCTATTCTGTGAAATGGAGTTGCCTTTTTTGGCATGCGGTCCGCGTTCCTTTTTGGCACTCCGTCCGTCTGCCTTTTCGGCATACCGTGATAGATACTCTAGTCCCTCTTCAGTGATTAGCAACTGACTCCAGTAGTGACCGCCCTGACCCCTACCCTTCTCTAGGGCCACGTAGCCCCTAGAACGGAGCTCAGTCAGCCCTGAGCGGATTACCTTCACACCCGTCTGGAAGGCCTCAGAAAGGCCCTCAGCGCCTCGTAGAGCCCCGAATGAGCGAATATGTAGGAGTATACCTAGGGCTTTAGGGCTTATCGGTTCCATCACCCTTAGCCTTCTCCAATTCTTCAATAAATACTTTAGCAAAGATACGGGCTATGGCTTCTATTCCTTGATGGAGATTCTCCATATCCTCGACCTCGTCTTCTTCTTCGTCGTCTTCCCAATCTTCTTCTTCTTCGTAATCTTCTTCCTCCTCCTGAACAATAGGAGCCTCTTTCTTTTCTATAACCTCTTCCTTTGGAAACTCTGGCTCTTTGATTGCCTTGATATCTGGAGCAGCAGAGATAGGTGAGAGTCCATCACTTAAATCAAAACAAGGAACATCGTTCTCTTTACAGACTGCCAAGATGTGCTGGGAGTCCTGGTCTTCATCATCCCACAAGATAAATGCTGAGGTCTTAGAGCTCTTTAATTTTGATGCAGCTTCCTCGAACGGCTTTATAGTTACGTTCATACTGGCCGCGGGGATGCCTTCGTGTGTTGCATCCTCTGGGGCAAAGATTAAAATATCTTTGTGTTTATCTTTTGCGTACTGGGCAGCAAAGACCTGACCCTGTGACGGCTTTAATTTATACGGGAGTACTAAGAATCCCTCATTACCATTTGCATAGTAATAATCTTCCATAAGGGCTTCAATGTTTGCCCGACTTGTTTCCCCGTTACCACCTACGATAACAAAGTACTTTTCCATAAGACCTCCTTGTTAGGAGACCCATACTACACAATTTCTTATTCTGGTCTAGTCGGGTTAACAATGGCTGGTTTGTATACAGCTACTCGTTCTACAATAGCTAACAGAGCTGAGCCAAGAAACGCACCAGATACGGCATATAGTACGACTCCCTTGGTAGTTGAAACTTCAACTAACCAGCATGCGATGCTTGAAAAACTAATTGAGGAAATAGCATTGGTAACCCTATTACTAATAAAAATACTTAGAATAGAAACTAGCGGCTCTATGACTGCAAGCAAAAATGCTGTAAAGCATCCGATGAGTATTAGGTCTAGCATAGGGCTATCCTACTACGTCTTTGGTTGAGCAAGATACACGGCATAGGAAGCACCTAGGCCAACGTACTCGTCAAGGGCTCCTGCGTTCATACGGCTTTCAATAGCCACGCGGTTCTTGTAGTAGTGGCTACGCCCAGCATTAGGAGCAGCGCCTTCCCAGAAGAGCTCAGCTGTAGAGCTAAAACCTACGCTGCCGTCAAAGTACTCTAATACAAAGAAGCTATTTTCAAATAGAGAAGCGTCTGTATAAAGGATGTCTGATGCCGCTAGTGGGGTCCAGGCTAGCTGCACGTGTGCGTAAGCTGCGTTATCTGGAGCTACAGCTGTGACTGAAGCTCGTACCCATCCAGTAGCGTTAACAGGGAATGCACTTCCCGACGCCGTACTAATAACTGTCTTGCTTGAGTTGTACCAAACAATAGATGGTGTTACAGGGTTAGAGGTCTGCCCAGCTTTTACGTACACGCTAAATGAGTACGCAGTCTCAGGGTAGTAGATTCCCATAAGGTCAGCAGATGTTGTAGTTGACTTAACCAATACTTGGGTAGTTCCTGAAGATGTAACTCTAAACGCGTTTCCAGATTTGTACACTTCTCCAACAGTAACCGCTGTAGGAACGACAGTTGAACCAGATGCATTAAAGGTTAACTCATTATCACCAGCTGAGAGTAACGTTTTTACTCCATCAAATGGGGCACCCATATTTGTAACAACTACAACATCGCCAGATTTGTAAGTATGAACTATATCTGTAATAAGTTTTGCTACTCCAGCTGTTAGCTGCTTACTTGTTACTTTGTAAAAATCAATGTTAGGTTCTGCGGAACCACTAACTACAGAAGAAGTTGCGTTGGTCACTGACCATGGGGTGGTAGGGGATTCAAACCTAGGGTTCTTAAGTTCATTAATTCTGTTTGCTTTAAAAGTTAAATGTACAGTTCTAGCATCATCATAAGAGGTTACCGTTGCTGATTTTTCAAACTGAGCGGCGTCAATAAAATGATACTCATTTAAAGAGCTAGCGCCAACGCTTGAGATAATAATTTGTGGTACAGCGTAGTAACACTCTTGAGCTTTCTGTACAGATAATAGAAGACCAGAACCTGTTCCACCAAGTAATGAGTTGTTGATAGTAAACACTGTAGTTGTATCAGCACCAGCTCCACCATTAGGGATAGATGCAGATAGTACTACACCGCCGCTAATAAATACGTTTGCTAAAGGAGTAATGGTTGGTTGTTTTCCAGATACATAAGTTAGGGGAACGTTGGTAAATGAGCCATTACCATACCCAGTTCCACCACTAGTAATAGCATTTAAAAATAGTTTTGTAGGGGCAACGTCTGTTACGTATGGGCGAGCGCCCAGTGACCCAACAGTATTATTTACAGAAGTACCAGTAGAAGTTTGGATTAAAACGCCAAAGCGGTCGTACCATTTAACAGCTGCCTGCATAGAACGAGAGTTTAAATTAGAACCGCTGTAGAAACTAAAGGTATAAGTTTGACCACTGTCAACAGGTACGCCATCAGTAACAGGGTTGTTATCTCCACAAGATACAGTTACTTCAGCAGTTTCATTTAAAGCATTTTTTATGGCTAACAAGCCTTTTCTTTTATTAGGAAACAAAGCTGGAGTTGTTGCTTCAACCCATGGCTCTGGTTGCGGAACAATGTAGGGCGCCTCATCAATTGTGTAATTGTAGGCATTACGTAAAGATATATCAGGTGAAGTTAAAGAGTAAGAAATAGAATTGTTGTCTACCGCTGTGATAGCTACAGACGTAACTGTTTTATTAAAGATAGGGTAAGGAACATTAAAAATAAAAATCTTCATTCCAACTTTATATCCGTGGGAACCCACGTATAAACGGCCAGTGTTACTTACTACCGAAACTTGAGTGATTTCTTTTCTAGCAACTTGGGATAAGGTACCGCTAGAGTTTGGAGACACCCAGTGTCCAACGCCTTCTTCAAAAGAAGCATCGTTGTAATCAAGCAAAATATTGTGGCTTATTTGAATGCCTTCAGTTGGCTTGTTTGCTACTGTAGCGTCTTTGTTCTCAATAACACCCCATCCAGTAAACCCACGAACATAGTTGCGAAGTCCGTCACGGCTTCCCTTTGATTTCTCTACAATAAGCGCATCTCTTAGTAGTACACGAGAGCGCTCAAACCCAATCTCAGGTTCATAGTTAATACCAAACTGAGTTAACAATGGTGCTAGAAGTACTCCAGGAGTTTTTTCTGGGTTGTACTTCTCTCTAGATATCTGAGCTAATGATTTAATATAGTCAAACTGAAACCCAAAAAGACCTAAGAAGTTTCGTAAATCTGCGTTATCTGTTCCAGAGTTTGCTGTGTATGGCTGGGTTAACTTCATAGCTTCTGGTATGTACTCATATAGCTTTGTTTGCATTTTGTAATTAAATACAGACAAGCCAGATACTCGTCCAGCAATTACCCACTGCAGCTGTGTTGTTTCTAATACAAATAGAGAGTAATAAAAGATTCTTGGCTCTGTAGCTGGAAGTGTGTCGTCAAAGAACTGAGGGTCTAAGCCACGTGTAGTATCAAAGACAGTCAAGCCATCCGTAATATTCACAGGGTAGCCGTACTTGTTTCTTACAATCTTGAGTTTTGCCCAGGCTCCAACAGGAGTAATCCATGACAAAGTAATCTTTCCATAGGAAGTAGAAAGAGCCTGAAAGTCTTCGGCTACAAATGAAAGCGGAGAATCGGGACCATAGTAGCTTAGAGGAAAATCTAAACTGCTATAGTAATCAAGACCGTAACGTGCCATTAGAGAGTAATACCTCCAGAAGCACTAACAGTTAGACTTGAAAGTGTTGGGAGCTCACTCTTAGCACACTCAATATCATTAACTTCATATACGGTAATAGAGCCAGTAGCCGCAGCAGTGCTTACGTTGTTAAAAAGGGCTTCATATGAAATAGTATTGGCACCCTTAGCTGTCACTCTTGCAACACCATTAAAGGTACTGTCTACACCAGTCACAGATATAAACTGACCAACAGTTACGTTGTGGTTTATTGAAGTTGTAAGTGTTGCAACTCCACTGCTAAGCACTTTATTAGTTACAGTAAATGTCTGGTCGCTAGCTGTTCTTACAAGCTTCTGTAAGTTAGCACGGCTAACGCCTTCAACTCCATCCATAGCTTTTAGTACATCAGAGTAACTAATGTAATCATTAAACACTACGTTATTAAAGTCGAATAGATTTTGAACTGCAGCCTTAACATTTTCCAACACCTTATCCTGTCGATAGGTAGGCAGAACAATAATGCCTCCAGCAACAGTTACTTGAACGTAAGTAGGTGGTTGAAGTGTTACCGTAGTTCCAGCTGGAATCTTATCAACTAGGTATTCGTCAATCTCAGTCTTCAAGTTGTTAAAGACTACGGATGTTGTAATACCATCGCTTTGTAGGCCGCTGTCTCCATAAGGAGCAAAGTAAACAGTTACGCTGCTATACACATCTGCAACAGATATAGCTTTAGCCACACCTGATACTTGAATTACAAGAGACGCGTAGTCACTTAGAGACACAGCTCTGTTCAAGGCTCTAATACTCTTAGGAGCATTAATACGGATAGAGTCTGTTGACTCTTCATCCGCACCGCCAGAAGCAGCGCCAGAGATTAAACCTGAGTTTTGGTTATTTACAGACAGTCCGTTTGAGGCATTGGTCTTAATAAACTTAATTGTGTTAGCAGGAATATTTCCAGATGTGCCACCACCTACGCGGTAGGTAGCTTCAAGGCTCACACCATTTAATGGAATTCTTCCGCTGATGCTGTCACCAAATTGAACAAAGGTTGTTCCATCAGAGTTTGTATAAGTAGAGAACACTGGGTCGTATCCGCTGTAATCAACTAGGTAAGGAACCTCTGTATAGATAACACCGTTGACGTCAATCAAGATGCTTCCTTTAATAACTGAAAGCTCTCCAAGTTCAAAGACTTGGTTAGCACTACCATCAGATGTTCCAATAGTCTCTGCTTCAATAGTTTCACCCTGTGTAGCGATTACAGTATTAGAGCCATTAGTAGCACCAGACTTAGCTGGTACTGTAATTGCACTATTTGTTTCAAATAGAATCTGTGAGGTAACGCCGTTGTTAGTTATGTTAGCCGCAACTTTTGTACGTTTTGGTACAGTAATAATGTTGGCAGAAGAGTTCTGGAAAGTAAGAAGTACTTCTGACGGAGTTGTTCTTGTTGGGGTATAACCAAGTAGGCGGGCAATCTGAAGGACAGACTCTCGCTGGCTAGCAGTCTCAATGAAGGATTCGTTTGCTGTGCGGTCAATGTAGTAATGCAAACCATCGCCAATATAAGCAAACAACTCCAATATGGTCATGCCAAAATCCGCTGGGTCGCGGTTGGTCCACTGAGGAGCGTAGTAGGGGATTAACTCAATTAGGTCTTCTCGAATAGACGAGTAGTCTCTAGACGTATAATCAACTTGGGGTATGTAGTTATCGTCAGCCATTATCTAGGCACCTCCAGTAGTGTCTCTCCTGCTCTGCTTAGGATAGCAGTCTTTATCGTTACACTCTCGCTTATCGTGTCTCCCGCATATGTGTAAAAGACATCGAAGTAGTGCTGCTCGCTACTATCTAAGTTATAAGTAACCTTGGTTAAACTTAATGGCTTTAGCCACATACCAAAGGCAGTTGTTACAGCCTGATTGATTAAACTTTTAGCAAGTTCTTCTGGTTCAAATACAGCGCTTTTAGCTCCGCTTCCAAAGTTTGGTCGCATAACTCTTTCACCGTAGGCAGTCATAATTGCAATAACAACTCGGTCCTGCCATATTTTTTTAGGGTCGTTTGTTACAGTAATCGACCCATTTGAGTTAAAAGAAAACGGCAAGCTTATAGCCGTTGATACATCACTCATAGTTCTACTCCCATCCATACTGGAAAGTTAGGGTCTCCAGCAATAAACATAACCCAAACTTTTTGTCCTACCGCTGGCACCAACCTGTGTGGCGTGTGCTCAGGGAATTCTGTAGTTATTTCTAAATCATCATTCCATTTGTTCTCTGTATCAGCGTCAGTCTCATGAGCATGGTCTAAGTTCCACGTACTGTCAGGACTTTTACCTGTGTGGTTATTAGTGTGAGCATCATGAGCCAGGCTGATGGCTACGGTGTGGGTGTGAGAACCAAAGGTACTAACAGTTGCACCGCTTGTTGTAATGGTTTCTGAGTGAGTAGCGTGAGTGGCATGAGCCTGTAAAAGGGCAGCAACTTCAGAGGCTAGATGTTTCTTATGGTCAGGGTGATTAGAGTTAGAGGTTACAGGAAGGCATGGTCTTGCCCACTCTGTCATCTCCTGTCCCATGACTTGAGGAACTTGAAGCTTAATTTTGTTTTCGCCTTCAGGGTCATCGTTATCAGCACAGAGGCCTTCATAAAGTCCGTAGAACTTTGCGTCGTAGTCTTTCATCGTGTTCTTGCCACCGCCTTAGCAACACGTGCGGCAGTAGCAGCCGTACGCTTAGGTTCTGTAGAAGCAGTTCGTTTTCCAATCGCTTTATTAGCAGTCTTCCAAACAGCTGCGCTGTTATTAACAGTGGTTATCTTACTTCTATTTTTAATCTTTCCAAAACTGTCTTTTGTTGTTGGCGTATATTTAATACCTGTACGAACAAGTTTAGTCTTTGCTTTAATTTTTGTGTTTTTTTTATTAGGTATTATTACACGGTTTCCACCTACAGGATTTTGAATATCCTGCCCGTCTTCCCAACGATTAGCTTGACCTAAACCATCAGTACCTAAACTAACAACAGTTGTATAAACGTAGCTCTTTAAATTTTCTTCTTTAATTTTATGCTCTGTACTTAGTACAGTCCAAAATCCAGAGTAGTTAGGCCCCAGTCCATTTAAATAAACAGGCATACCTGGTCTTAGTGAAGGATTACCTAAAAGCTCAGCCTCTGCTCTATATGGGAACGCGTTTCTAAGTTCGGCAGCTTCTGCTTCATACTCAGCTATTTCTGCGTTTGTAGTTACGGCGTCAGTGTTGTACCTATCAAAGAATTCTTCTTGAGTCTTAGCTCGTGTTTTTTTGTTACGCTTTTGTTTAGTAGCAGCGTAAGCAGACTTACTGTTTTTATCTACGCCGCCTACCGCAACAGCAGCTTTCATATCTCCATCAAAACTTAAAGACTCACTAATAATTGGTTTAAAGCTATAGATGCTGCCGAGACCCATACCAACCTGTATTTGAGTAAAGGTTGGAGCTTCAGCCCTAAGCTCTTTGTAATCTTCTAGCAAAGGCTTTAGATAAACTTCAGTATTTTCGGTTCTTAAACCCCACCCAATTTGTTTAGCTAACTTAACAAGCATCTGCCAGTCCGTTAATCCAGGGTGAGATATTTGTTCAAACACTCTGGGGTGTGGGTTAGTTATAGCTACAAGTCCATGCTTACTAGATATCTCATCTACAACCATATCGGCTGTGTAACCTTTATAGAGTCCTTGAGACGCTTGTTTCAATGGAAAAGAGCCACCAATACAAGTAACAGTAATAAAGTTTTTGCCAGCCGTTTGGTCGGTCTCTACATGATGAATATAACCATAGAAATCTCGGCTATCAACCATAGATGAAAAAGTAGCTTCTACAGGAGTGCCTGGTCTAACGTTGTCGTAATCGTATCCCCAGTCTTTAAATGTAAACTCTACTACTTCATGTTCATAAAATTTTTGTTTTAAAGTTGCCGAATAAACGTATGTTGGGTCATCAGCGGCATTTGGAAATGAGACAGTTACTCGATTAGACATTAGGAATCCTTAAGATGGTGCCATTAGGAATGTTCTCAAAGTCATCTACTTCAGGGTTAAATTCAGCAATTAACCACCATAAGCTTGGTCGTCTATAGTATTTTTCAGCAATAGAGTCTAGTCTTTCACCAGTTATATATTTATGAGTGTCGTAAGTAACATAGCCAAGCTCACTAAAATCATAAAATACAACTGGGTTTTTACTAGCACCAGCTTCTACAGCGTAGAAATCAACTAGAGAAAACTCATATCTAGAGCCTGCTTTTATCATCAGTATCTCCTATACAATCATTGAGCCAGCAAAACAGTCAACTGACATGTTTAGTACTGTTCTTAAAGGAACCATGTTTTCGGCAAAAGATGTGTGGTTGATAGATAAAGAACTTAACCACCCAACGTATGACAAGCTGTTCATTGAGCTAATGCTACTGACGTCTCCGCCTAATTCAAAAGCTAAAAGCGTAGGTTGTAGGTATCCTAAGTCCGCTGTTTTTTTACCTAACAAGTTTTTCCAACCGTCTGCAGAAGCATCTCCAAACTTTCCATCACCATTGATAGCTTTAAATAGATACTCCAAATCAGCCATTGTTCCAAGCTCGGCAAGTTTTTTAATTTGTAGTGCATAATCTTCAGTTTTTGCTAATGGATGCTTTCCACCGTTTGTGTAATACTGATTAAAGTCTACATAGTTGCCATCATTACCAATATTAGCAAGTTGATAAAAATTTCTAATACAAGCAAAATCATTAGTTCTATCTAATGTGATAGATAAGCTAACGCTTTCTTGACCTGGAAACGCACCAGATACCGAAGTATACACATCGGCAGATGACGGAGTAATCTCCATGTTTCTATTAACACTGACAGAAATAGACTCAGGATTCCACAAAAATTGGAATCCGTATTTATAAGAGTCGTCGCCAATAATTGTTCGTCCATCAGGTTTGTAAGTTTTATTTCCAATTTCTTTTTGACGTTTGTCACCCATGGTAGAAACTTCGCCAGTTGTTCTATCAATAGAGGTTGCATTAGCTGCGTTGTCGTAATACCAAATTCTACCTCGTCGTGAGCCGTGAAACGCGTACCCAAATCCACCTACATCACCTGGGATAACCTCTTGAGGTCTTATTGGAAGGCTCCAATTGTGTGGGGGTAAATTAAAACTATAATTGTAAGGACTAGGAATTGGAGGAGTCTTTGAGGCTTTTTTACCGCCACCACCTTTGTTTCCACCCTTGCCGCCAGACCCACCAGACCCACCAGTGCCTCCAGGACCAGAGCCCGTTTTGTTTTTATTAGCTAGCATCTTACTTAGAGCTAGTGCACCGATAGCTGCAACACCAGTACCAACTGGTCCAGCACTACCGCGGGCAGCAGTAGCGATTCCCGCTCTTGTAAAACCGTAAATCTTTGAAGCTAAGCTTGGAGCAGCAACTACTGCAGCTCCCTTAAGCGTAGTACCTGCCGTACTCTTAGTTGTTTTAACAACAGAAGTTTTTACTCCTGGATTTTTGCTCAACTTTAAAACAGTAGTTTTATTACTTTTTATCCCTGTCTTAGTAACGTTGACTGCAACTTTAGCGACGCTTACCGCACGTGAGCGAGTAAGGACTGCGGCACCAACACGGATTGCACCTAATGCTAGCGGTACGGCTAATGGAAATGGCATTATTGTCCTCCTAGTTGCTTGTTAAAGTTTTGACTAGATAAAAGTTGCTTAAGCGCTTCTGCAGTTGCAGCTGGGTTTCCGCCACCTTCAATTTTAATAGTTACTCCACCCATGTTGTATGTACTAGCAGAAGGTGTTGGTTGAGCAAATGCTTCTGGCTTTTCTTTTTTATCAAACCCCGCCCATCGGTCTGATTTTGATAAAAACTCTTTCCAAGATACGCCACTAGCACCGTCACTACTATTACCAGGAAGCATCCCAGACCAACCAGAGTTAGTTGTTGGGGTCGTCTTGCCGTCAAAGTTATATGGACTTCCACCAACTTTACCTGTAACCCAAGCAGAACTATTAATAGCAGCAAGAATATCTTCTTTACTCTTACCAGCTTTTAACGCTTCAATAATGTCTGTGTATCCACGCTTGTCTGCGCTCTTACCAGTAAGGGTATCGATAGTTGCATTAAGTCCATCTTCCCAGCTCTTATAAACCTTTACGCCTACGTGGTTCATAGACTCTGAGCCGTACTTGCCACCTAAAGTTGTATTAAGTGGGTTGTACTTAGCAGAGTTTTTAAAGTGACCACCCTCATGGTTCTGCCATATCTTTAAAGCATCAATAGAATCTTGGCTTTGAGGAGCACCAATCTTTTTTAAGAAAGCTTTAGCAAAGTCTTCGTTTGAAGATTTCTCATCTAATCCTGTGCCTTTTCCAAACACCCAACCACCGTCACCACGGAATGGGTAGTTCTTTAAATCGTGGTTAGGAACAATGTATCCATCTTCTTTAGGTACAAAGAGTTCTGGTCCGCGCTCGCCAACAATGTAAGGTGACTTTTTGTCTACGTCTCCGCCCTCAGCTTTAAATATTCCTGTAAGGGCTCTTGATACTGGGTTACCAACTAAGAAACCAGTGAGAGCACTTATGGCGTTATTACCGCCGCTACCTAGTGTTTCAAAGAAACCTTTAGTTGCACCTAGAGCAGATATAAGACCAGTAAACTTATCCATCTCGGTAAAGAAACCACTTACATAAGACATAAGCTGGTCTGCTCTACCCTTAGCGTCAGCAATAGCTGGAGCTGTTGTAGAGATAAATTCTGATGCTTGAGCAGTTCTTTGCCCCTGCATGTTTGCAGCAAAAGTAGAAAGACCTGCGTCTTGAGATAGCTTCTTCATTCTGTCGCCACTCATACCAGCAAACTGTGCTCCGCCTGTAGACGCCTTAAGTAGAAGTCCGTCTTCAATCATCTTTCTTAGGTACGGGTCATTACCAAAAAGATTATCAAGCATGGTGGCAATTGCGTTACCAGGCAATAAAGAAGTTTTAATATCTTGAAGAGTAGAACCAGAACCACCAGTGCGTCTCTTTTGACTCTCAAGTTTATTCCACAAGTCATCAATGATAGCTCTTGGGTCGCGAGGCATTCCGTTTTCATCACGAACCCTAATACCAACCGCTCTTAACATGTTTACGCTTCTACCGCGGTTAAGTGCGCCCACTGCTTGAGCAGCGCCTTCTCCACCCATACCAGGAGTCATGTTAGATAAAACTGCAGAGCCCATAGCAACCTGCTGCATGTTTTGCTGGGAACCGCCATAGATACCACCTTGTGCAAAGGTAGCCATCATTCGCATATTATCTAGCGGGTCTTTCATAAGACCAGCTTTTGCTATTTTGTTTAAGAAATCTCGTGTCTGGTCATAAGCGCCGTTCTTTCCGCTCATGTCAGATAATCCACCAAGCACTCCTGGCATACCCGCTTGAACGCGGCCTCCGCCACCTAAAGATATAGCAGCACGTGATGTATATAGCTGTGCTTTAAATGCATCGTCTGTGCCTGGCATTGCCATGGCAGCAGCAGTAACACCAGCTGCAGCTATTTGAGCAGGTGATGGTTGTCTAAAGACGTTTGTATTTCCGCCACCTTGAGGTGCGCCTGCAGCAGCAGGACCTGTACCACCTGGACCAGCAGGACCAGCGGGGCCGCCTGGGCCGCCTGCTTGTGGAGTAGAAAAAGTAGGGCCAGCCATAACAGTATTGGCGCCACCTGGGCCACCAATACCGCTAAAGGCGTTTTTAAATTTAGCACCCATGCGGGTGATTTTTTGTTCGGCTGCATTAAGTGAGCTGTTAATTCTGTACTCAATGGTGCTAGCCATTTGTAAAAGGGTAGAGTGAGCCCCACGGCTTGATTGTTCAAACCGCTGCATGTTGTTCGCAGCATTTCCACTACTGGAGTTGCTAGGCATATTTAACATTATCTAGTCCTTCTAGAACGTTCTAACCAATTAAGACGCTCTCTGGGTGAGAGGCTTCTTATATCTGATAGTGACCAACCAACGAAAGTTCTTGTAAGAATCTCGTACTGGTCTAACAGGCTTTCGTAATCTGTTTCACTAAATGCGAAACAAGTCGAGCAAGGACAGCGGAAGAGCCATTAACTCACCACATGCCTTACAAGCCCTGGTCACCTCCCCAAGGCGTGGACCTGGGTTACGCTTGATGATTTCATCAACAAGCTTGGTTCTATCTGCCATACCCAAAGATAAAGCAGTCATAGCACCTTCAGATGGTTCTCCGTTTAGTGACACTAAGCATCCAGCTAGTAAAATTGTATTTACTTCTGCAGGTGTTCGTTCAAAGTTCTCCATGAGTTTTCTTTGAGTAACACCGTTTGGTAGAGCCACTATGGCTGTACCTGTTTTTGTTTCAACTTCAAAAGTTCTATCTTCTTTAGCATCTTTTAATTCCACTACTGGAACGTCTGATGATAAAAGGATAGAGACATCTTGCGTATCACCACAGTCACGACAACGTGCGGTGATATTAATGTCATCCCCGAAAGTCACCTTTCTAATTGCTAGAAGGATGGTGTCTCGGTCGCCAGCTAGGATAGAATCTAGGTCTGCCTTCTCAGCGTTCCTAGAGCCAATCTTTACAAGGCCTCGTTGCAAAAGGACATTGAGAGCTTTGCCTGAGGTACCTGCTTTTGCTACAGCTTCCTCGTCAGCCCCGTTAAGTTCTCGTACTTCAACTGTGTTGATTACTTCACCATTTGGCTCAATGAAGCCGCCTGGCAACTTAACAGAAGACTCTGAAGGGGCCCGCGTCTTAATGACTTGTGCGGGCTCCTCCATCGCCTTTGCTGCAAATTTCTGTATTAGTTCTGCGTCTGTGATAATTTCAGTCACGATTTATGCTCCTAAGGTTTGTTAATTAAGAAATTTTTCCTGCTGCGTCTTCTTCTTTGCCGTCCTTAGTAAAGAAGACTGACAAGCCTTCATGTACTAATGTCATTGACTCAAACAAGATTGCGCCATCTGCTGCGTTAAGGTCTGTATAGTTTAGCGCAGTAATCCATGCATTGTGAATCTTGAAACCCATCTTGTACTTCTGAACCTCTGTTGGTCCAGAGTTTGGATGGTCAGCTACAAACACCTTGATGTTAACGCGGAAGCTTTCAGCAGCTCCTGTTGTGCCGCCGTTTACAGCAATACCTTCTCCAGATGCTGCTGCAAATAGACCACGCATCCATGTGATTGCCTGGTCATTACCAGCCAATACTCCACGCTGCATAGTGATTGGTGTAAAGGTAGTCATACCAGGTACCTGATGTACTGTGGTGTTGTAGCCACCTTCACGATATTGAATGGCCTGAGTGTTGATGCTCAACCCACTGATACTGCTAAATCCGCCAGACCAGGTGATAAGTTTCTGGTCAAAGACCTTACCGTCCTTTGCTACCTCAAACTTAGCGAAGAACCGAAACGAGCGTAACGGGTCTGTTGCTAGTGTTGAGTGGCGATTGATTATGCTACTTGTCATTGGTGGTTATCTCCTTTACGCCACAGTAACGGTGGTGCCACCGTCAAACTGTCCAATTTTAATAATGATAAATTCAGCTGGACGCTGTAGAGCAACGCCAACTTCAATGTTTACGTACCCATTGTCAATCGAGCTTTGTGGGTTGTTTTCTGCATCAACCTTTACAAAGAACGCTGCTTGTGGGGTAGCGCCTCGTAGCCCACCCTTGCTCCAGAAATCAGTAAGGAAAGTACTGATTGAAGAGTTAATGCGGTTCCACAAGAACTCGTCGTTTGGCTCAAAGATTGCAAACTGTGTAAGGTCTGTAAGAGACTTACGTAGATAGATAAGTGTGCGACGTACAGGTACGTACTTGTCTACATATCCACCCTTTAGAGTGCGTGAACCCATGATTACAATGCCTGAACCAGGTACAAACTTGATTGCGTTTACTGGATAAGCCGCAGAGTTAAGAGTATCAAGTTCACTATTTGTTAATGTTGCCACTGAAACAACGCCTGATACGCGAGCAAGAAGACCAGCGGGGGCCTTGAATACTCCACGTGATGCATCAGTTGTTGCGATAACGCCCATAACCGCTGCGCCAGAACCAACTGCTCTTACACGCCCTGTGCCAGAACCAGGAGCAAGTGTTGGGTCAGAAATAAGAAGATTTGGATAATAAACAGCGGCAAGTGAGCTTGCTGTGTACTGTGCAGCCAAAGCCAACTGTACAGAGGACTCATCATAGACGCCGTCAATAACTACAAACACATCTTGACGAGAGTTTGCATAACCAATAGCTGCGTTAATAACTGGAACGGTTGAGTTACCAGGTATATTCAAAATTAAAGATTGTTTAATGGTGTCAAAGTTTAAAAGACCATTTGAATAATCTGTATTACCTATAGCGGTTCCATTGATTCCAGTAGCTAAAGTTTGGTTTGTTACAACAGCTGGGTTACGAGTAGAACCTGTGTTTGCTGAGTTAAGGTCAGTTAGTCGTACGTAGCCAGAAGCTGCGTTAACGATAGCTGTTGCATAACGAGCATTTGTTGCTGTCATTGAAAGGTCAACGTGACGCTCAACTAGGTTTGCATCTGTATTGCCACCGTAGTAAACAAACAAATCAAATAGACCTGTTGTTGCTGAGTTACCAATACTGATATTAATGTTGTTACCCCAAGCTCCAGCGTTATTAGCTTGAATTTGAAGTGTTGCTGATGGGCTTGCTGCTCGGTCGGAAAGTGAACGAGTTGCTGATGTTGCGCCTGGTGCAATGCGGTTAACGTAGCACTGGCTTCCACCGTTTGTAAAGAACATGTACACAGCAAGTGGTAAATCATTACTAGCTGCTCCTGTTCCAGTACTTGTGTTCCAAGTACCGTACAGTGTTGAGTACTGGCTCCATGATGTAATTAATTGAGGTATTCCAACTGGACCACGGTCGTTTGCGCCAATAAATGCGCCGACAGAATCTGAGTTTGGACCAACCACAGGTGCGACAGGATTTAACGTTTCTTCAACGTAAACTCCTGGACGTAGAACTGCCATTAGATTTTCTCCTTTGTTTTAAACAAGTTTGACATTTTTTATACTTTTGTTAATCCAGTAGGGATGTTCGATGTTTGGTCCGTTAACTCAGGAAGGTTAACAAGTACTTCTTCAACTCGTGAAGCCCTACGGCCTGCATCAAGTGGAGTAAGTTCACTGATTACTCTTACTGTGTAAATGTTGCGTAGCAATCTGCGGTTTCCAGTTTCTCCGTCTACCGCATCTCGTTTTGCAAACCCATCAAGAAACATATGGCGGCGTGAGGTCTCTGTGCCTAGTTCGTTTGGAACTAGTAGACCGCCATACTTTGATGGAAATTTGTGCGTCAATTGAAACATCATTGCCCTGTCGTGACGCGGGTGACGGGCATAGGTTGTAATTTGATATATCAAATCAAAAGCTACTGGTACTTCATAGCGGTAAGTCTTGCCAGATAGTGGGGCAACTGTTCCGCGATAGTCATTGTCTACCAGTTGACCAGATGTCTGACGGTCATTAGCTGGAATCATGTCTATCAAATCAATAGTCACAAATGGAAACTCCTGTGCTCTAATCTCAACATCAGGGTATCCAAACCACACCTTAACTGGGCGTGAGGCTGTCTTCTCATCTCCCACAGTCATACCTTGGAGCAAAGTCTTAAGAGCAGTGTCCTCAGCAATTAGAAACGGATTTCCCATTTTATAGGTTCACCTCTTCCAACATATCTTCAGGGTGGGTCTCGTAAATCTTTGTTGCAAAATCTTCCATCTGATACTGAAAAGAGCGAATAGCTGAAGCTGGGGCCTGCGCACCAGAGCCATACTCTAAGTCTTCAATTTTTTGTTTAAACTCTGCTGGGTAGTCAACAGCAAACACACCTTGCTTTACCACAACAGAAAGGGCCTGAGAAACGTCATCGGGCCAGCCGCGAGTAGCTGCTTCCTTCCTTAGGCTAGCCGTAAGGGCAGGTGCAGCGGACTCTAAATTAGAATCAAGATTTCTTTTTAGATTTTTTATTGACACCAGTAATTACCCCACGAGCTGCCGCTCCTAGTAGCAATGCTTTCCACACTCCTGCGCCCGTGCCTTTATTACTCTCGGCCAAAGCTTCAATGAACTCAACGTCCGAAGCCTTGTCAACGTGATTATCTTTAGGCATGTCATCTCCATAGGAGTAGTAAGCAAAGTACATCGCAGGGGGTGGTGCTGTGAGCCCCGCATGGGCTCACTACTAGGATAAAGCAAAGAGGGGCCTTTCGGCCCCTCAACTACTTACTTCTTTTTATCGGACTTCTTAATCTTCTTAATAATCTTGGCGTCAATCTTCTTATCCTCGGCCATGGTCTTAGGCTTCTTCTTAGCTCCGTGAGCCTTGTCAGCCTTCTCAAACTTAGCCTTTTCGTCCTTGTCAAAGCCAGCCTTCTTAAGCATCTTAGAGTCCTTCTTCTTATCCTTAGACTCTGTGTACTTGCCCTTCATAAAACCTGCAGCCATTACATGCCCTTCTTTCTGTTCATTACAGCTTTCTTAGCTGGGGCCTTAGTAGCAGCTTTCTTAGCAAACTTCTTGTTGGCGTCCTTTAGGGACTTCATGCCGTGCTTATCCTTTGGCTTACCGCATCCACATGTTGCACACATATTATTTACTCGCTTTCTTTGGTTTAGAGACTTTCTTTTTTCCAGAACCTGCAGGGACGCAGTTCGGAACCTTCTTGCCACCCTTAGTCTTCATGCCTACTTGAACGTAGCCATCCCAACAAGGGTTAGTATCTTTAGCCATTATGCTGGTCCAATTGTTGTAATCGTTCCTGAAGAACCTCTGTACTTCAAGGCTCCAGCTTCTACATAAAGGATTCCGCCGCCTGTTAAGTTAGCGGTGGGGGCTGTTCCATTTTGCATAAGAAGCTTATCTGCGTTTATATTCTGGAAATAATCAATAGAGTTAGTAGTTCCACCAGTGCCTGATAGTGCCACTAGGGTTGACCCTGGCTTATCAAATACGCAGTTGAAGATTGAGTAAAAGCCGTTTAGTACAACTGGGGCAACACTGTTTAATGCTGAGGTTAGTAGTTGAGAGTTTGCTAGAGTAACAACGGTTCCAGCAGCAGAGGTAACAGCATTAGTTGCTGCGGCAACTACCACTGTCTGTACTAGGCTTAAACTTCCAGCAGTTAAAACTGGGGAGACAGTGCTTCCGTTTTTAACAAGAACATTCGCGCTTGCGTTATTGACAGTTATAAAGTTTGTATTACCACCATAAATATCAACTATTCCGCTTCCAGTAATGCTTGCAGCACCAAAGTCTGTTAAACGAATAAGCGTGTATGGGGCAGTGCTGCTCTTTGTAAGAGTTCCAGAAATATCGCAGTTAAGTATGTTTACATTTCCCGCACCAGTTGGTGTAGTAACAGTTAAGTTTGTCATCTTTAATCCTGCAATAGTGCAACCAGTATTTGTGCTTACAGTTCCAGAAATTAAAGTGTTTCCTCCAACAAGACCAGGGGCAGTTAATACTGTGTATTGGTATGTAATTGATGGGTTTTCTGTATAGGTGCCTGGGTGAATAATAACTGTTCGTCTGTCACCTGCTACTAAGGTAAGCGCTTTAGTGATAGTAGCTACTGGTTTTAATAGGTCACCATTACCAGTAGTGTCGTTTCCATCTACTTGGCTAACGTGGATTTCTTGGTCATAGCCAGTAAATGTGGCTTGCTTTCCAGAGACTTCAGCGTCTAGAACGTCGAGAGCGGTGTTAAGAGTAACACCCCAACCGATAGCACCAATTGTAGGTTTAATAACTGCCATAATCAAGCTCCTCCGTAATATTCATTGCCGTAATAACCTTCACCGTAACCAACGTTAACAGAGGCATAGGTTAAAAATTGCGGGTCGTTGACCATTTCTTCAGGCATTAACTGAATACAGTCTACGCTTAGGATAGTGAACCTGTCTGCCACAATGCCGCGCTCTTGGATAGCAAATGGGCGATATACCTGTCCACGCCAAACTACACGGTCGCGGTTATTGATATCTGGACGGATAATAATGTTAGGAGCAAACTTCTGTACATCTTCAATGTTGAAAGTTAGATGTAAAGTATCTGAGTTGTAGTAACCAACCGATGAAGTCTTGGCCTCACCCTGCTTGATAACAGCTCTGACTACAGGAACTGAGAACGGTCCAGTCCAGACTTTGCCACCCATAGAAGAGGAGATGTCTTGTCCGACATCATACAAAGGGTCTACATCAGAGTTAAAGGAATCAAATATATACCAAAGGGCTTTTGTTCCTACTGAGTGTTTTAAATCAGAATCGATACCTTTAAGAAGGTCAGTGGTCTCGTAGTCAGCGTCAAACCGACCCCCAGGTGTGTGAGCTCTCACTTAACTCCCTCTCTGTAGAACTCTAGATTACTATTTAAACGCTCATCTGTAGGGTTAAGCTCTACCGCCTTCTTCCCATATTCCAAAGCTTGAGTGCGCTCGCCAAGCCAGTAAGCACAAACAGCAGCCAAGTCATACGGAACTGAGCCCCAAGCAAAGGCTTCATTAAGATAATCCATCTGCCTATCTTTTACATTTAAAGCTTTTTTGCAAAGTGTAAGACACTCGCTCCATCTGCCGTTGTCGTAATGGTATTGAGCTAGCTCAACATATGCTTCTCTTTTATTAGGCTCTTCTTGCATTGCCAACTTCCACCATTTAAGTTTCTCTTCTTCTTCAGTAGAACACTTAGC